ACATTAGACATCAAGGTAGCCTTAATCCTTTTGGCCATTTATCAAAATGGCGAACTTGAATTCCCCTCAGACCATAGACACCAAAATCTCCTACTGCAACTAAGGGAAATAGGACCCTTCAATGACCCCATTATATTCGACAACGAAGGCATTCCTCAAATACCGTTTGAAACCTCATTATTTAATTGCCAAGCCTTTTATGAAAGCATCGACTATAATCCTCAATTTTTTCAAATCATCTAAATCGCTACTATGAAAAATCTATTCATCACAATCGCATTACTATTATTCCTTTCAATTAATGCCCAAGAAAATGTTAAGTACAAAGTAATAGGCAAGGAGATTATAAAGGAGAAGCCTATTAAAAAGGCCCCAATTAAAACTGACTTAACCTATACCATTAAGGATACTACCTACCCGGTCTACCAAGGAACTAAGGGAGGCTACTATATCCTAAGAGTATCTAAGAAAACAGGCAAGGAATACAAAATGTACTTACCAACTAAATAATCTTAATCGCTTACCAGCTTACCTGACTGGCTTACCTTAAACGCTTACTGGGCTTACTAACATAAAAGGCTACCAGCGCTACACATATAAATATAACCCTACCCCACAACAAGGTAGGGTTTTGTGTTGCCCTAAAAAGGTAGGTGCCTGCATAGGCTATAACAATCCTTCTGGTAACCTCATTAATGGGACCTTAAACAACAAGGCACCTTAGTAGCCTAAGTAGGCCCTAATGTGTAAATGCTTTAGTAGGCACCCATCATCTCCATAAGGGACCATACTTCATGACACTAGTATACGATATATAGCAACAACCTTTTGAGGTCGGGCTCCTGCCCCCGGCAACCATAGAGTTTTTGGGAAAGTGGGTTGGGTTCAAAAGTGGGGAATTAAAAAATCCTATTTTAAAATAAAAAATTAAAATTAAAAAAGCAAATTTTTTTCTACCTATTTTAATAAAATTATCTTATTTATAATTATTATAAATTTAAAAAATAATTAAAAATACTTTTAGGATTATTTGTAGGTAAGTAAAAAAAGATTAATTTTACAAAAGAATCAGAAAGGGAGTAAAAAACCCTTATTTATAAACGTTCTAAATAACGTTTTTAATAAAAAAAGTCCTTAGTTCTTTGAAATATTGAATGCAAAAAAAAAGTCTTTTAAATTGGATTTAAGACTATAAAACAAAAATCTAATATAAATTAGTTAATTATTAAAATTTATTTATTATGAGTACATTAAATGCAAATACAAACGTTTCTACAAATGTTGTAACAGAAAAAAAAGAAGTAATAAAACCAACTTTTAAAAAGGTTACTTCTGAAAAAGACTTAAAAGCTAAAAAAGATTTAGCAATTCAAAGAAGTAAAGAATCAATAAAAAATCCTACTTCTAAAAAAGTTTTAAGTTCGGAACAAATTTTAAATTTAGATTTTGAAAATTTAGACTTAAAAAATTTACAGTCTTTAATTAAAGACAATATTAAAACCAAGTCAATTAGTACAAAAGAAAAAATGTACAAATTTGAAAGGGAATCCTTAACAAAGGAACAAATTAAAAAAGAACGTTCCCGAATTAGAAAGGAACGAACAAAATTTTGTTCTAATATTTTAGATTATTTTAAAAATAATCTTAATGACAAATTAAAAGTCGAAATTAAAAAATTTAATGACTTTTACAAAAAAACGTATCTTCTAAATGATTTAAGTATCGGTTCAATTGCACAAAGTAATTCAGACAAAGAAACATTAGTTAACTTAAATTTAATGTTACAAATAGTAAAAAAATTTAAGTAATTAATTTAAAGAAGTTATTAGCAAAAAAATGTTAATGACTTCTTTTTTAACTTCAATCATTATGAATAAAAAAGATTTATTTTTAGTTTGTTTAATTATTTTATTAATAGTTACAAACGTAATTAATTTAGTTATCAATATTATTAACTTCAATCATACTTGTTATGAATAAAAATTATAAAAGAAAAGCAAAAGTTTTGTTGCCAAGTCCTAAGAGAGAAAATAAAAAATCTAAAGAAGTAACTTTATTAGACGGACTAATTATGTTAATAGGGTTTATATTATTTTATGCCTTTGTATTTTATATCTAAATTCTAAATTGAAAAGTAAAAAATAGTTTTTGTCCTCTATTTTTTACTTTTTTTTTGTATTGGTATGTATACCGTCCACCTCTTTTATTACCACAACTTTCCCGTATGTGATAAGCATCCCTAGGATTAATCGACAACTGACAATCGACAAGGATTAATGGAAACACCCCCGTCCCCAAATCCCAAACAACACATCAAAAAAGGCTTACCCATAAAAAAATATAGGAAGCCTTTTTAACCAAACCCTTATGCAACTATTTATTTACCTCTTCCAATAACTTAATCCTCTTAAAAGCCCGCTCTCTAACTTCCCAAAAGTATTTATCCTCTAATACCCAAAGAATAAACTATCGAAACAAGGTCCAAAATATTTCACATCAACCCTTACCCCATTTTATTCCTCTCCCTTATTTTCAAGATTAAACCTTAACAACCCTAATTTGATTTTACCAGATAGGTTCGATAGATGGTAGCCTTAACCCCTTTATCTTAGGTTCAATACTAAAATACAAATTATTAAACCAATCCAAATGTTCTTTATTGCCTTTTTATCCTCTCTATCCATTACTGATTTGATTTAAGGGTAGTGATAAAATTCATTGCTTCTCCTATACTTGGGAAGGTAATTCCTATATCTTCCCAGTCCACTCTAGTAGCTAATTTAAACTTCCATATATAATACTCATATATGACTTCTTTGTTAACTGTATAGGTTAGAGCATCGGTACCTTTAAACTTATTCCTACTGGTTCCAACTCTATACCGTGGGTACTTAACTACCTTAATCTTTTCTCGGGTGATTCCCCCTTTTACTATTGGTATTCCCATTAGATTGGTTTGTTAGGTTCGATTTTATGAGGACGTATACCACATACATGTTCAACTATTTCCCTACTGTTAAATACTTCCCCACAACCCGGACAAGGATATCTACCTTTCTCTAAATATATGGGTTCTTTAATTTGGGTAATATCATTTATCAACCCCTTTATAAATATCCCTAACTCTGCGTTGTTCATTAATAATAATGACTCCTTACTTAACTCTACTTCTGATGAGGTATTAGACCCATCGGATTTAATAGACCCATACCTAATTCTTAATTGCTCTCTTATTATTTTTACTTCCTTGCTCATAACTATAAATTTGATTTGTTCCTGAATTTTGTTTTCGATTGAGCCTTAACGGGTTTAGTGCTTTTATAAACACCGTTGGGTTTTGCCTTAAACCCTTTCTTGCTTTTCTCTTTGCTTTTGGGTTTTTCCTTTTTAACTACCGTTACTGCCCGGTATTTCCTTTCCTCTATCGAAGCTGCTGATGCTATTAATAACAACCCAACTATATTTCTAATAGATCTCATTATATCCAGGGTTTTAAACCTTGTTTTTCTAAAGGATCTCTTTCATCTTCTAGGTATACATGACCTACTAATACACCAGTGTTTTCAGGTACCTGGAATGTCCCGATATACTCAAGGTTTTCATTTTTGAACTCCCGACCAGTAACTTTTATTAATATACTAACCATGTGGGGTTCTCTTTTCTCATTTTTATCTAATTCAACCCATACAAAGATTTCTCTTTTATCAAGTATAGAGGGTTGTACTGATAGTATTTTGAACTCTTTGGTGGGTAATTTGATAGTCTGTCTATCGATTACCATTAAGGGGTATTTATAAATCACTTTCATATTGTTGGTTTTTTATAATTTAACTTTCTTATAACCAATCATCCAGTGGATGTGGTGTTTTTCATTCTTTTTAGGTCCTTTATATTTATCAGCTCGATATCCCAAGGATTTTGCGAGCTTAAATGAGTACTTTTCTAGTATATCAAATTCATAATCAGTCATAATAGATTTGTGTTTGACGTAATACATTCTTTTAGCTTCCAGCAATCTCCTTTGGACTCTATCAAAATTTATTTGTAATTGTTCTAAAGGAGTGGGTTTCCTAATTGGCCTTTCTTTTAATCTTTCTAAATTGATAAAAACCAGTGGTAAATTAGGAAATAACCTTTTAACCTTCTTCCTGAAGATATTTAAAGCTACCGGATACTTACCGTGGAACTTCAAATCACTCCATAGAACCCAAATATCAATATTAGGATTTGAGTAGAAACCCTTAAGCTTATCTTTACCGAACCTTTTAATAAATAACCTCCTGACTTTTTTCAAATCAGAAGGTTTTTCATCATAACTCCATTTATAACCTTTTCTACTGAGCCCCGTTATATCAGTAAACATCAGTTAAAATCTAAAATCGATATCAAGTAACTCTTGTCCTAATAACTTTGTGTTAACAAGATAGGTTAATCTTTTTTTAACCTCTGCTTTACCTTCTTTGGTATAACTGGTTGTCTTCATAATCTCAAAATCCTCTTTATCGAGTTTTATATCAACTGCTGACCAAGGTCCATTTGTTTCGGTTTTACACATAACTTTAATTATTACCTGTTCTACTTCTTTTTGTGCCATCTTAGTTTTGATTTTAATTAATTATTTATAAGTACAAATATATATAAAATTATAACACTAGTTATAACCCAGTAATAGCCTGTGTACAAAGATTATCTACATACTCATTATACCTTTTACCACTGTGAGCCTTGATATGTTTTATAACTAGTCCCGGTATTAATTGTTTAAACTCAATCATAATTTCATCAATTACCCTCCACATATCTTGATTCATAATAGGAGTACCATTCTGTCTCCTCCAGCCTCTACTTTTCCAACCAGCCATCCACTCATTAACTCCTTTAACTACATACTGGGAATCACAGAACAATATAATCTTAGGTTTCTCTAATCCCTTGATATCAACCCTTATAGGCCTAAGCTGATAGGGTTGATAAAACTTAAGTAATAATAATAAGCCCTGAACAAAAGCAGCTATCTCCATTTCATTGTTGGTAGTGTTCTTCTTAACGTTAACTACCTCTTCCTGAATTTTACCATTAAAAACAAGAATAGAGGCTGCTGCCCCTATTCCTGGATTAGGTCTACATCCACCATCTGTGTAGATATAGATTTTATCTCTAACTTTCTTACTCATTGATTCCTAAAGCTTTAGCAGTCATTGGGAAATTAGCTACAAAGATTTTCTTAATTTCCTCTGCAACTTCTCGGTGTTCCAATTGAGCATGTTGGTCACATCGTTGTTGCATATAATGAATCCATGAACGAATAGAACCATTAAGGTACATCGTAGTTGATGTAGCCATAGGTAAAACCATACGAGCACATTCTTTAGCGACACCAGCTTCTAATAAACCCCCATAAAGTGCTTGCATAGAATTTACTAAAGCTCCAACTACATAAGATGCTGGTAAATCCTTAGAAAGGTTTTGTAATAACATATCATTAAATACAGATTCGGGTAAGGTAGGGTCAAATACTTCTTCTGATGATTGGCGATTTTTAGCACCATTTTTACGAAGTTCAATAGGCTCAATATCTGTAACCTCTGCATACCTTTGAGAAAATTCTTGAGGCTTAATAGACCAGTGACGAAGTATTTGAATACCAATTGCCTTAGAAGTTGTTACCTCTACACAAAGGTTAATCATATCAAATGGTGACCAATGTTTGTGATCAATCATATATTTGATTAGCTTATCCGATGTTTCGGTATTAAGTTGGTTTGAAGGATTTGATACACGAGCAATATAAACTAAGAGTTCTTCTGCTGTTAATTGACCATAGCCTACTAATTCGGGGTCATGGCCTGTTTCACCAGCTACAAAAGGCTTGGTAAGTGAAATTAATCTTACGTTCATAATAATTTAATTTAATTAAAGGTTAGTAACCACGTTCTTGACGGTCAAAGTTTTCTTTGTTCTTAGCAACATACATAGAGGCTAATTCATCAGCAGTCATCCCAATTTTTACCATTTGGTTCATAAAGAAATGAAACTGATCCACTATCTCGTATTTAAGTTCTAGTAAATCCTCAGGATGCATATCGGATAGGGGAGTTGTTTGAGCTTGAGCATAATCTTTCTTCCACCATTTCCAAGCAGCTGAACCAAATCCCTTACCGATACCTCCAACAGCATCAATAGTTTCATGGATTTCATCATTTAATGCATGAGCATTTGAAACAAAGAATTCAGCCACATGTCCTATTGAATTATAAGGACTGTAAAAATCTGGGCCCATTACTCTTTCTTGAAGAGATTTTTGCATAGCCAACATCTCTGTGAATGTTGGGGTAATTGTCAGGTCCAAAGGGAGCTGATGACATTTGTTGTCTGTGTTTGCCATATTTAATACTTAAGGGTTTATAATTCTAATTTTAACTGGGGTCCAAAACCTTTACGTTGTTCAAGGAATTTTTTAGTTTCTTCAAGGTTAAGGGTGAACATAATATCAAGGAAAATACTTTTAAGATTTTCACTTGGGTTTGCATCATAACTAACTTGTTGTATCCTTGATAAATTATGATTAGATATAACTAAATAGTTAGCCTTATGTAAAAGGATGACAATGTGTTCTACTGAGACTAGGTGGTCCTTGTATATATCTACCAATTCTGAGATTCTAAAAGCCTTGGGGAATCCTATGTTATTAGGTTGAGTTATTCTCCTTGATTTTAACAACAACTTAAACCAGATTTTTATCCGGTCTTCTGGGGTATCATACATAAAAATAAAGTTTAGTGATTATAATTAGGTTATATCAGCCGGACCTAAGGAAACCAAAGGTCCTAATAATTTACCTAAAACCCAATCACAAGAAAAGGTAAATTAAAACTGATTTATAAGATTAAATAGTATATATTTATTAATCTGGGTATTTTCTAGGAAGGCATTAAACCTAGACAATAACACTAGGACCAAACTTGTAAGTTCTATCTTTCTTCTACACTAGAGATATATACTTACTAATAAATTATATATATACTATTTAGGATGGGTACTCCCCACTTCCCTTGGGCGGTACGTTACCCGGATCCTAAGTTATTAATTTAGTATTATATTATCATATTTATTAACGCACGCACGAGGCACTTAAAATTAAAAGAGATGGAAGAAATTAGGAAACAACAGTTATTAAGCTTAGGGAAATATTCTATAATGGCTTTAATTACTCTATCAATATTATTATTGTACAGAGAATGTGGGAGAGATCAAGGTTTATTACCCGCTCAAAAGGAATTTATTGATAATGTTATCACAGATACAAGTTACAAGGAAAAATATCAAGCCTTAAAAAAGTTATATGATATTAAAGCAAAACCTTCTAAGGTAATTATTTATGACACTGTTTATATCCCAACTATAAAATGGGTTAGTTATAATACCGGAGATGACAATGTTATTATAACTCCAACTGGGCCTGATTCTACCGAGATATTATATGACACAAGGTTTCTAACACTTTACCCTACAGCATCAAAATTATTGGAGTTTGATTTAAAGAAGGATTTATTGGTTATCAATACACTGGGTACTAATGGTGAACTATCCTCAAGGACTTATCCCTTATTATTAGACAATATGAATTACCAATGGTATGATAATGAATTACACCGCTCTCCTTTCACCCCTCTTAAAAGTAAATTTAAAGATAATATAAGGTATAAAGGATTATACACTAATGCTGGCTACGACCTATTTAGTAGTAGACCTAACTTAGGTATAGAATATAATTTAGAAATTTATAGATTTAAACTAGACGGCGAAATAAACACTACTTTCCAAAACACAAATCCTTTAGAGGCTAAAGTAAAGATCGGATATAGGTTATTCAAATAGATTATGGCAAAACAAGATTTTTATAAAGGCTCTCTAAGTAGGCAGGAATTAGAAAACGTAATCAAGGCATCAAAAGACGTTTTCTTTTTTGCGATGTTTATATATGTGATACACCCCATTATGGGTAAAACACAATTTAAACTTTATCCCTACCAACTATCAGTATTAAAATGTTTTATAACTCAGAGATTTAATATAATCCTTAAATTCAGGCAGGCGGGAGTAACTGAGTTAATATCCATGTATTGTTTATGGTTAGCAATGTTTCATCCCAATAAGAACATTGTAATTATATCTATTAAAGACCGTGTAGCTAAGAAAGTATTAAGGAAGATTAAATACATGTACAAGAATCTACCAGATTATATGAAGGTAGATATTGTAAATGGTAGAACTGGAGAATTCGGTACAGCCCAGGAGATGGAGTTTTCCAATGGTTCAACTATATCTTCTATCCCAACAACAGAAGATGCGGGTAGATCAGAGGCTGTATCATTATTAGTAATTGATGAGGCAGCAATCGTAAGATGGGCTAACCAGATTTGGGCAGCTGCCTTCCCTACATTATCAACGGGAGGTTCTGCTATTGTAAACTCAACACCTTATGGGGTTGGGAATTGGTATCATAAACAATGGGTAGATTCTATTTCAAATGGTAATGATTTCTTTCCTATTAGGTTATATTGGAAAATGCATCCTGAAAGGGATGATAAGTGGTACATGCAAATGAGGGAATCACTGGGAGCTAGAAGAACAGCCCAGGAAATTGATGGAGATTTCTTAACCTCCGGTAACTCAGTATTTGACTTAGTACAGATAAAAGCAATAGAAGATATGTTAGGAGAATACCCTATGATATCAAGTAGATATAACAATGCCTTACGTATATTCAACCAACCAGAAGAAGACTTAAAATATTTCATTGGGGCGGATATAGCTACGGGTAGGTCACGAGATTATTCTGCCTTTAGTATAATGGATAGGTACGGCGAGGAAGTAGCCTGTTTCAAAGGTAGGATGCCGGTAGATCAATTTGCTGATGTATTAATAGAGATGGGTTATAAATATAACAATGCATTAATAGCACCAGAAACCAATGATATTGGTTTAGCAGTTACATCAAGGCTTCAAACTCAAAATTATCCTAACCTTTATTATTCTACCCGTATCCTTAAAAAGAAAGGAAGTAAGAAAGCTCAAGTAGAAGATATACCAGGTTGGTTAACCACTTCAAAGAGTAGACCGGTAATGATTGACCAACTTGAGGAAGACCTTAGGAATGAGGAAGTTGAAATAAAAGACCCATTCTTTGTACAGGAAGCCTATACCTTTATATATGATGAATCCAATAGGCCAGTAGCTTTAGGAAAAAACAGAAGGTCTTCACAAGGTGAAGATGAACTAGAAGATGAATCATATACCGATGATGCTATCATGGCAAAAGCAATAACCAATTTCATAAGAAAGGCACCTTTAAGAGGTCCTATAATCCCCCCACAGTAATGGCTCAAGCAAAAAACTTTTTTATGAGAACCTTTGATAGGTTAATGAGTAAACAATTAGAGATTAGTTCTACACCTTCACCGGATGTAGAACTTGTCGATGATAGAGATAATTTAGTTACCAAAGAAGTTCCCATTAGAGGCGGTACAAGTAAACCTGTTCCACCAGGTAGAGTATCCAGACCAGAATATGAGAAAGATGATTTCACCAGGATATTAAATGATTCAGACTTTGTAACTCCAGAGTTTATGTTGGACGTAATTCCCGGGATTAGAAGATTATCAAAAATAAATGAGGATTTGGGTTCTGTATATAATGACTTAATCCAATTGACAAATACTGGCCATAATATTAAATTTGACCAAAGCATTGGACCAGAGAAAATAACCCAGATGAAAAAACACCTTAAGAGGGTTTCAAAGAATTGGGGTTCCGGGGTAGCTGGTATTAATGGGTTAGTTAATAAGATGGTAGGCCAAGTTTGGATATCCGGTGCTTTATCAAATGAGTGGGTTCCTAATAAAGACTTAACTGGTATACAGAATAGTGTATTAGTTAATCCTGAAAATATTAGATTCAAATATAATCGAGCACTAGCTAGGTATGAGCCATACCAGAAAGTAAAAGGTATCATATTAGATGTAACCAAAAATAATTTGGTACAATTAAACCCCGCAACCTATTCCTATTATGGTATACTGGGTGATACAGATTCCCCTTATGGTATCCCACCTTTCATGACAGCATTAGAAGCCTTATCTACACAGGCCTTCATGAAAAAGAATATAAAACATATAATGAAACAATTGGGTATCTTAGGTTACCTACAAGTAAAGGTCGATAAACCACAACAAAGGGGTAATGAAAGCGAACCTAATTTCATAACCCGATTGGAAGGTTTACTTAAGAGAACCAAACAAAATGTAATTGATGGATTTGCTGATGGTGTAGTAGTGGGGTATGAAGGTGACCATGAATTTGAGTTTCATTCCACAACAAAAAACTTATCTGGAGTAGATGCTATATATAATCAAAATCAGGTTCAGTTAGCAAATGGTTTAAAAACCAGTCCTTCATTTATAGGACAAGCTGGCGGGGGTACTGAGCAAAACATGAGTATAGTATTTACAAAGATGCTTTCACAGTTAGCTAACGTACAGGAACTCATCATAGCTGAATTAGAGAAAGGTTATTTATTAGAATTAAACCTTGCTGGTTATCCAATAACATCAGACCAGATAGATGTAGTATTTAAAGCTTCAACTATTACCGACGACCTTAAAATGTGGCAGGCTAAGGAAATTAAACAAAGGGTATTACATAACTTAGCAGTAGATGGTATTATAGGCCAGGACCAATATGCTGAGGAAATGACATACGATAAACCCGCTTCTAAAACTCCAGTAGTACCATATAAGGAACAGGCGGGTAAAGGAGCTACTCCAGCTAATGCAGAGGGTAAACAGAAAAGGGAAAAGGACAAAGATACGTCAGATAGACGTAATAGGGATAGGAACAAAAAACAAACAAAAAGAAAAGACACTAACACTAAACCACAATAAGATGGAAATAAACCTTTCTAATAGAACTGGTATCATTACATTGGGATCACGACATTCTATGTTAATGGGAAACAAACCAGAAAAAGTTACACCGACAATGGTTTTAGAATCCTTTGAGAGAAGCAAACATGAGTTTGAGAAATTTGGGTTATTTGAAACAGCTACCCCAAACTATACGACTTATTATCCCGATGTTACTCCCGAGGACCTAAAACCATCTGAAGGTGATTTTATATACCCAATCTTTAGAGCCCTATCAGCAACTACTGTATGGAAAGGTTTTAAACCCATTGACTTCTCTAAACCCGGTGTTCTTAAAGCGGCTATGAATTTACTAGTAGGTCAAACTATTAATGCCGACCATGAAACAGCACTAGGTAATGCGATGGGTACTGTAAGGTCTGTATTTTGGCAGGAGGAAACAACTAAGAATGGTACTAAGATACCTCCAGGTATTAATGCTGAATTTATGATTGATGGTAAATCCAATCCTCGTATCGCAAGGGGGATTCAGATGAACCCACCTTCTATACATTCAAATTCTGTATCGGTAAGATTTGCTTGGGAGCCTTCTCATAAAATGAAAAATGATGAGGACTTTTATGCTAAATTAGGAACCCGAGATGAGAAAGGTAATTTCTATCGATTAGTAGTAACTGAGGTAATGCAATTCTCAGAAACAAGTTTAGTATCCCACGGAGCAGATGCTTTTGCTCAAAAAATTGGTGATGATGGTATGATAGTAAATCCAACCTATGCGGCTGGTGTATATACCTTTAGCGATAAAGATAAGGAAAATAAAGGTATAGGTTTCTCAGCAGTATTAGATTACAAAGACGAAGCCACTTTTAGCTTATCGGCAATACCCGAAAATCTTAATAATAATAACCCAGAAAAACCCAAGAAAATGGATGTAATTGAAATCTTAGAGAAAGCTCTAAATTTAGAAGCTGGTACAGTAACCGAAGAAAACCTTACGGCTAAAGTATCAGAGGTATTAACTTCGGCCAAGGAAGCAGCTATTGCTCAAAAGGAAACCGAGGTAGAAAAACTTAAAGGTGAAAAAATCGAATTGGAAACCAAATTGCAGGCAGCTAAACTCTTTGAAGACAATGCAAAGAAGTTTGAGATTAGGTTAACTGAGGAAAGAACAGCAGCTGTTGCAACCTACAAGAAATTGAAAGGTGATACTGCTGACCCAGCAATTGTTACGATGATTGAGAACCAGGATTTCGAAAGTGTTAAAGCACTACATAAATCTTACCAATCCGATTTGGAAGCAAAATTCCCAACCAAATGTACTTCATGTGGTAAAACTCAATTATCGAGAGGGAGCGCAAATCCAGAAGAGGGTGAAGAGGAATTCGCCGGTACCGGAAAGGTAAGAACCAATGCTGAGGCAAGAGCATTCCTTCAGAAGAAAAAACGAGAACAAAAATAAAATTATAAATCTTTCTAAAATAACTTAGATATGGCATTAACTAAATTTGGTGGTAAATCCAAAACAATTTACCTAAACGATGTAGAGGCTCACAAGCTTCACTTAGAGTTTGAAGTGGGAGCGGCGGTAACGGTTAAAAAAGGACAACCAGTAGTACTAAACAGTGATGGTACTATCCGCCCTGTAAATGCAGCTCTAGGAGCAGATGCTGCAGCTATTATTGGATATTCTATCCACAATGGCGAAGTCGGTGAATTGGTAACCGTGGGTATGAGAGCTTTCGCAGTAGTTTATGCTGAAGCGGGAGCAGTTAACCAAAACGCGGGAATTGTATTTGCTACTAACGTAGCTCCAACAGACCCCGACATGGTAAGGTGGGTATCAGCAGCAGCAGGTACAATGCATGGTTGGGCTTTAGACCAATCAGTAGCAGTTGGTGACATCATCAGAGTAGCGGTAATTTAATTATTAATAAGTTTAAAAAACAATATAAACATGAACTTAACTAAATACGAAGCTTCCCAGTTTTCAAAATCTAAGGGAGCACCAATCAAAGAATTGGCAACGTTGGCAGAACAGATTAGAAACGACAAAGATAATCCTACTGAGGTAGATTTTTCTGAGGTTATTGAATCTAAATATGAGGGTTTTAACTTCGACAGTATGTTGGAGGACCTTGGAATCGACACAGCAGTAGATTCAATCGCTGCTATCCAGAATCTACCGGATATGGACACACGTTGGATTATCCCTGAGATTATCAGAAAAGCAATCAGAACTGGCTTACGTAACGCACCAATCTGGCCAAGCATCACAGCATCTGAGAGTTCAGTTTCTCAAAGAAGTGTTACTATGCCTTTTATCAATATGTCCGATGCCGCTCCTAAATATGTAGGCGAAGCAGAAACCATCGCAATGGGTTCAATCAGCTACGGGGAGAAAGAAGTAAAAATCCGTAAGATGGGTAGAGGTATCAAAATCTCTTATGAGGTTTTACAATACGTATCAATTGATGTAATCGCGATTTTCTTCGAAGACTTCGGGGTAAAACTTGGACAAGCATTGGATGTATTAGCAATCGATGTATTGATGAATGGAGACCAGGCAGATGGTTCTGCATCAGCCCCAGTAATTGGGGTAGCTACAACCGGTGATGTAGTATACAAGGATTTCCTTAGACCTTGGGTACGTGGAGCTCGTATGGGAAGAAACTTTAGTACCATCATCGGCGGAGAAGCTGCTGCAATGGATACGTTGGATTTACCAGAATTTAAAGCCAGAACACAAGGTACTACAGAAGCAACCTTGAATATGAAAACACCTGTACCAAAATCAGCAGATTATTACGTACACGGTAATGTACCGGATGACCAACAAATCTTAATCGATAAGCGATATGCTTTGGTTAAGTTGAATGCAATTCCTTTAAACATTGAGTCTGAGAAAATCGTATCAAACCAAACCTTGCAATTCTTTGCAACCATCACAACTGGTTTCGCAAAATTATTCTTGGATGCCGCTATTATCTTGGATAAGGATTTAGCTTTTGCTTCAAACGGTTTCCCAGACTACATGGAAGTGGACAGCATGCTGGATGTGGTGATAAACTAATATCATCTTTAATTCATAAATACCTAAGAAGCCTAAGTCAGTATACCTTAGGCTTCTTATTGTTTCAAAGTGTACTATAAAATTAAATAACTAAAAATTCATAAAAATGGCAAATCCAAAGAAGTTTGTAAAATTAGGAGAATCGGCTAACAGTTTCTATGATGCCTCAACTGGCCTTAAATTAACTGTAAATCAATCAAAGGAACTTAGCACTGCACAAGCTGCTTCAAAAAGAGTTAAGTCAGCCCTTAAGCATGGTCACTTAGAATATGCAGAAGAAGGAGAATTTGATAACGTCGAAGATATCGATGTAGATGCTGAAGATGTAGATGCTGAGTATACTGAGGAAATCCTTAAGGGGAAAAACAAAGCGGCCTTAGTAGCAATATTGGAAACAATCCAAAAAGCTGAAGAGGAAGAAGACAGATTAACCGAAGCTGAAATGACAAAAATGTCTAAGCAAGAACTTATCGATGCAATCCTTGAGTCTTACGAAGCTGAGTAATTAAAGATTAAAAATTAGAGTTATGCCATTACCAATAGTTAATTTCGGATATACAGCACAGGGACTAAGCATTAGCTTTGTGAACCTAACCATAGACCAAGAACCGGAAGCCATATATAATTGGTCATTTGGTGATGGTACAACTTCTAATGAACAGAACATAGTCCATACCTATGAATCATTTGGTATATATAATGTATCACTATCAGTAACTAACACCGGGGAACCACCTGTAACACAAACACTTTTATTACACGTAGACCCAATATTAGATAGTAATATATTATTCGATATAATCAAATTGGTTGACACCCATATACCACCGGGTTTAGAACCCGAACTAACAGTTCTAACTAGGAGGGATTTTCAAATAGTTAAGTGGCAACATTACTTACAACCATTAGTATATGAACCATTTGAAGTATTAGTTGAAAATACCTATAAGGCAAGCCACTGGCCTCCCCTAGTAAATGTATTATTAGCTAAGTTAGTTGTTATGGATATTTTAGAAATGAATGCCACTGACTTCTTAATGGGAACACTTAACGGAAAGGGTTCATCAGGAAGTGGTTCTAATACTTCCACCACTGGGGGAATTAAAAGTATAGAAACTGGCCCTACTAAAATTGAAAGATATGAAAATAAAGATGCTTCATCTTTCTCAGAAGCAAACTCCAATCTAAGTAAAAGTGTAAACAATCTACTTAGACCAGGGGGATTAATAGACCAGATGAGAGCTGGAATTTGCCAGGATGCAGATAGAGTAAGAGTATACCTTCCCATGTGTGGTCCATTACCTGGAATTACAACAAACCCAATAGTTTCTAGAACACCGGGTTCTGGAAGTAGTCATAACGCAAATCCTTTTGGGATTACTAAAAGAATGTTATAATGGGATTTATTACCGATCAAGAATGGGCTCAATACGCAGCGGAATTAAATGACTTCCATAACGATGCTTTTCAACAAAGCATTATATGGCATAGAAGTTTATTACGTATAAGTAAGGATGGCGAAGATGATAACCCAAGTACATTACAACCTATAACTTTAAAATGCCTTATACAATATAATGATTTTAGATCATGGCCAATAACCAAGGATACTATCACTGGTGGATTAGATGCGGAGTCTATGTTAGTATTCTTAAACCTATCATACTTAGGTTCACTAGGTTATCTTAATGAGTTCGGACAATTTGAATATCAACCCGACCTAGATAAATTTGAAGTAAATGGTTTAATATACGTTGATAAGGGAAATTCTCAAACAGCCCAGGCTAAGGACCAACCCTTATTACATTTCTTAGTATTAAAACGAGAAGAACTAGAAACTTCTGAATCTGCTTATTAGTGGCAACTCAAAATATAAACGTAGGTAAAGGATTAAATCCTGAAATAGAACTATTTGGTGATTGGAATAAAGCATTAAGAATGTTTGACCAATTACCAGTAGCTGTGAATACGGGTTATGAGTTAGGAAGCGTAAGAGTTGCAAATGATATTAGGAGAATAGTAAGAAAGAATATAAAAAGTAATGGACCCCCAGGGGTTCATTGGCCAGCTTTATCATTAGCTTACCAACAGTTTAAAAAGAGAAAAGGAGGTGATACTAATAAGATGTGGAACTTTAAAGGTACTTATTATAAGAACATTAAAGTGATACATAAAAAAGGGGCTATATATGTAGGAGTACCGGCTTACAAAAGAGGGACAGTACATAAAAGCAAAAACCTAACCTTAGGACAGATAGCTAATATACTCGAAAGAGGTTCAGCAGAGTCGGGTATTAGAGCTAGGCCTTTATGGAAACCCTCATTTAAAGAATTCGGAGGTAAACCTAAAACTCAGAAAGTAATAGTAAGAGCTATTAGAGATCACGTATTTTTACTAACAGGTGTAAGACCTAGAATAACTTTTTAATATGTTAGCAGAAGAATTAATCCAATTAACAATATACCACTCTATAAGAGAGAAACTAGTAACTGATGGGTGGTTACCAGATATCCTTAATTATGATGTTGAGAACCCGGATATAGCTACAGCACAATTAGCAATAAAGGCTTACACAGATGCTATGAAAGCTATAAACCTTGAAAAGGGTTTTTGTATAGAGGTATTCCCTTTTTCATCAAGTGAAGCAAAGGGATTTAAGAAAGTACCCCGTATAGTTATAGACATCTTACAATTCCTCCCCGGATTTATTGGTAATGATACTCAAATGACTTACGAGAGACAAGGGGAGTATTTCGTAAGGGTACAAAGTGAATCTTTATTATCAGACCTTGATTTCAATGTTTATATAGTTGGTAATACAGCTAAACAAATAAGAGTGATGAATGATATAATTTCAAAGGTCCTACCTAAAAGGGGTTATATTAAAAGACATAATTCTGATTTCCTTACCAGTGGTAATTTATTCATTAAGTTAAATGATGCACAGAAAAGTGAAAATTTACCTGAGGGAATAATGGAAAGGGTTTTTAGATATGAGTTACCTGAAGTTCAGGACTTACCCGATACAATCTTAGCCGGATTAATATTACCAATAAAAGAATTTAACTTAGAGGTAAAAACAGATTCCCCTTTAAACTAAAAATAACAAGCTCATATCATATAACTATAAATTAATCAATTAAATAAAAGAAAGACATGGATACACCAACAGTAAACTTTAATGTGATAAACCAAACTACCGCTGTTAGTAGACCGGTTGAAGGAGTAAGCTTCTTCCTAGGAACCTCTATCAGGGGCCCGTTTAATAAACCAAGTGAGATACTTTCTTCGTGGGCATCCTTCGTTAGGATCTATGGAGGTTTACAAGGAGGAAATCCTGCCTTTAATCTTAAAAGATATTTTGACAAAGGTGGTAAGGCTAGATTCGCTAGATTAGGACATTACACTGATATCTCAGATGCCTCTACCTTAGTTCCTATCAAAGCTCAACCCGACACTCAAATAGCAACAGCAGGTGAAGAGGAGGAACCTTTTTTATTATCAATTAAAAATCCAGGCACAGATGGTAATAATATCGTGGTTGAGATTTTAGAACCAACCAATGGACAAATAGGTTTCTTTGATTTAAATATCAAACATGAGACTGACACATTCCTTTCAGAAATGTTTCCTAACATTTCTATTCCCTCTGGTTCAACTATTGAGAACTCCAATTACTTAAAGAAAGTGATTGAGTCATCAAACCTAGTTAATGTAGAGTATAAAACTATAACTGAGGAGGGTATTATTACACCTTTAGGGAATATTGTACCTATAACCACTTCAGTCGAAGTATCTTACACAGGTGGTACTGATGCTGCTATAACTGATACTGACATTATAGGGGACTCAAGTAGTAGAACAGGTTTTTATGCCTTTGATGAAGTGGAGGACAGTTATCAAATTATGGTTCTAACAGATAATGTAAGTGCCGCAGTCCATACAGCCGGACATGCCTATGCTGCTAATCGACAGGACTTACAATATTGGGCTGCTCCAAACCCCAAACTAGTTAAAACTAAAGCTGAGCTTATAGCTTTTAGAGAAGCTACGGGTATGACCACAAAATTTGGGGCAATATTCGGTGGAGGTTTAACTGTATTAAATCCCGTTAATAGTCAAATTGTTGAAACACCGGGGTTAGCTGACATAGCTGCCTTAGCTGTTAATTCAGAAGTAGCATTCGGACCTTGGTTTTCATTCTCGGGTAATACTAGGGGATTAATAACTAATGCCTTGGGTGTAACCAATAATTTCGGAACAACCGGAAGTAAAGGGGACCTAAATGAATTGGCTAATCGCCAGGTAAACATGATTATCAACAGGGATCAACAGATTAAACTATGGGGAGGATTCTCTACTCAAATCAAAAGTGATTCTGAATCCTTCATCAGTATAGTTAAGTTGGTAATGTTTATCAAGAAAGCATTAAGACCAACCCTAGAAAACTTCTTAGAAGAACCTACAGATATCCCAACATTCTTCAGAATGTATCACGTAGTAAAACCCTTTTTTGAAGAATTGGTAAACAGGAGAGCAATAGTTAGTTGGGATTGGAGGGGGGATCAATTCTCTTCATCACCAGCAGACTTTCAAATCAATAAAGCAATAGATGTTGCTTTAGGTAAATACAAGGTACAATTGGTTATAGTACCAATCGTGGGTATGCAAGAGATTACTATATCTATGTACTTGACTGCTGATGGGGAACTATTATTTGATGGTAATTAATAAATAACACAATCTAAAAAAACAATAAAGAGATGGCAAAAATAGCAAACCCTAGGAAACAGTTTAACTTTAGTATTCAATTTGTTTCCCTACCGATTAACCCTTTCCTGGTTCAAAAGGTAACAATCCCAGAAATAACTATTACCCAAGTAAAACATGGTGATACCAATCATGATATTAAAACTGGTGGTAGAGTTGAATATGGGGATATAGAAATAGAAAAACTTATGACCACATCTGGTGCTGATAACTATTTCTACGATTGGGCTTCAACAGTAGCTGACAGTTTAATTGGTGGAGGTTTAGTACCACAACAGTATTGGAGAAATCTATTAATTACCGAATTGGCTGAAGATGGTACCTCTATCCTTAATACTTGGTTAGCCCGAGAATGTTGGCCAACTAAAATAAACGGGCAGGAACTTAACCGTATGAGCTCTGAGAACTCTATTGAAAAGATTACTTTATCAACTAACGGAGTAGAAAAACTATAACCACAGTTCTTTGACATACTAGAATTAAAACAAAAGGGGCCTGCAAGTCCCTTTTTTCTTTGTATATAAATTTTAAATTCCTATAAACATGTTACAACAAAATGAAACTAACCCAAAGAATATTATTTGGGGAGCAACTAAAGTCATAACTCTACCCTCCGGTAAGGTGGTTGAGATTAGAGAACAAAACGGAAATGATGATGATATTTTATCAAATCCCAATGATGCTAACACCGGTGCTAATATTTCTAAGTTTATAGCAGCAATCGTGGTAAGAGCATTCTGGAAACCCGAAAATAATTGTAGACTATCTCAACAAGAGGCCAGAGAACTCTTACTAAGAGATAGGTTCTGTATTATCTTTCACAGTCGTATCCTATCTATCGGAGAAACAATGAAGTTTACATTTGATTGGGGAGAAGACCCGGTTAAAGGCGGTAAATTTGATTATGAAGAGGACTTAAACAGATACATCTGGGACTATGACCAACCCTTCCCAACTGAATATATAAAGGACAGTAATGATGAACTGGTTAAAAACCCGGATTATGATGTTCAAAGGATTGCTCCTTATCCGGTTGACTCCTATGAGTGGCAGGAAATAAACCTACAAACTGGTAGAAAGGTTAGATTCAAACTATTCAATGGTGAGTCTCAGGAGTATATGTTAAAGTTACCAGATGAGGCTATGACCAAAAACACTGAGTTAAAAGCTAGGAGCCTTCAATTCGATAATAATGGTGAATGGTTAAAAGCCGAAAACTTTTCAATGTTTACTTCTCGGGAAATGTCTGAGATAAGAACTATGGTAAACTTGGTTGATGCTAGTTACAATCCAACAACTGAGATTGAAAACCCCAATACAAAAGAGAAAATGAATTACCCTATTATGTATGGTAAGGATTTTTTCTATCAAGAGGGAATTTAGAGGCCCAGTTTCTCTTTTTCTCTCGGAATGATTTAAGGTTAAGTTGGGAAGAATTTATGAATATGCCTTTCTCTAGGGCACAGAAATTTGAAAACCTTATAATCGAATTTAATAATAAAATCCAAAACACTTAAAACCTTATGACTGCAGGTTCAAATCAATTGGCCATTGGGGTATCCTTATTAATGAGGGATGGATTTACGAGTCAAGCAATGCAAGCTCGTAATGCAATGAATGCCTTACATTCCTCCGGTGATAGATTAGCAAGGCAACAGGCTGTATTAGCAAGGAATTCTAATGCAGCCGGTGCTGCGATTGGGGTAGGCTTAATTACAGGCATGGCTAATATGTACAAGCAAAGTGCTGAGTTCGGCTATGTAATGAAATACGTTTCCTTAAACTCTGATGCAACTGGTAAATCATTTGGTAGGTTATCTGATAAAGCCCTAGAAGTTGGTAAGAGAACAATGTTTACTTCTATTGAGATAGCCAATGGTATGAAGTACTTAGCTCAAGCGGGTCTAAGTGCAGACCAAATTACCAGTACAATTGATTCTGCTGCTAACTTGGCACAAGCCACTATGAGTGACCTTCCAATGGCTGCTGACTTAATGAACCGTATGGCTTCTGCTTTCAACATACCCAAGGACATGGCTAACATGGCAAGGATTGGAGATGTAATTGGAGCAGCAGCAAATAAATCCGAAACCAACCTAGATGATATGGGTGAGGCTATGAAGTACTCACAATTAACAGCAGCTCGTTTAGGTATGACGTTGGAAGAGACAGCAGCATCCCTTATGGTGCTAGCTGGGGTAGGTGCTAGAGGCTCAATGGGAGGTACCGCATTTGAAAATATGACCCGAGAATTATCTAAAGCTGGGGGGGGCGGTTCTAATAAAAAGAATAAAGCATTGGCTCTATTAGGAATGACCACAGGAGATATTAGGGATGCTAATGGTAACCTAGTACCTTTCACAAATATCCTAGCTAAGATTGGTGCGGGTCTAAAAGGTATGGGTAGGGTAGATGCACAAAATGCTTTATCTGATTTACTTAACGTAAGAGCAGCAAGGGCTTCTAGTTTAGCCACAGAATTACCTAAGTATATTGGTTACCTTGAACAACTTAACAACAGTAAGGGTTTCACTGGGAATATGGCCAAAGATATGATGGACACAGATCAAGGTAGGATTGATATTATGATGTCAAACTGGGAAGCACTTAAAATCCAGATGGGTGGTATATTTGCCACGGTCTTTACTCCGATAGTTAGAGTACTAACAAAGATAACAGATGTAATGTCTTCTTTATTTAGTACTAAACTAGGTAAAGCTATGGGAGCAATGATAGCTGGATTTATTATGATTAAGACAGTTACTATGGGTTACCGAGCGGTAGTCCTTAGTTTAGCTTTACTACAAAGTGGGATGGGTACAAGCATGGCTAGTACAGGAGCATCCACTATTTCATGGTATGGCCGAATGACTACAGCAGCAAGAAGTTATGGGGCTGCAACTGCCTCTGCTTATGCTATGGGAGCATCATCCATGTTCTACCCAATGGGATCATCTTCAAGGCTTACAGCTGGAATGAAACCTGATATGAGGTATGCTGCTAACAGACAACAAATGTTTAACCCTTATGTACCGGGTATGGCTGGAGTTGCAATGGCTGGAAGTGCATTTAGCAGAACTAGTAATTTTCTGGGTAAAGCATCACCTTGGGCAATGATTGGAGGTATGGGACTATCAGCATTAGGAAATGAGATGGGACCAGATTCTACAGCTGGTAAAGGTTTAAGTATAGCTGGTAATGCCTTAGGTATGGCGGGAACTGGTGCTATGATTGGTTCTATGGTGGGTCCACTCGGTACAACTATAGGGGCTGTAGTTGGGGGAGTAGGTTCGTTACTATATTCATTATATGACTCGATGAAAGAAGTTGAGGGTGAAGTTGAGAAAGGCAAAGACACTGTGGCATTTAATGAAGCTAAATGGAGAAAACAAGCTGAGATATATACCAAGATGAATTGGAAGGATAAAGCCTACAATGATTACCTTACAAATAATAGTGGTAGTGTTATGAAGCATGCTGGCGGGGGATTACCGGAAAGAAATGAAATGTCAAGTACAACTGTAATACTTCAAATGGATGGAGTAGAGAAACTTAGAAAAACAACAACTGACCTATATGTTAAAGAATTAATAAACTTAGGATACTAATGGCAAAGATTGTACCAACAGATATATTAGAGAAAGCCTTAAAGGCTGCTCAACCGGGACAGACTGCTCAGGACATAATATTCTTTGCAGGTAAAGCCCTTAGGTTAAAAATACTTTATGACCGAGAATTTAGGGGTTTTAATAAAGCAGATGTAAATGGTCCTAAGGATGGATTTGAAACATCCGGTATGCCCCAATTAGAACTGGGTAAAAAACAAAGAGAAAACCTTAATATACTAGGAAAAAAAGGTAGAACACAACTACAAAGTAACCCTAAAGAAGAATATACATTTGAAAAACCAAAACAAGCATCACCAAATAAAATTCAAAGAGATTATATAACCATAGTTGATATGGATTTTAGAGATGATGATTTAGCTAAGAGGGGTTACAAAAAATTGGTGATACCCTTTGTACCCCGTGATATAAGTTATGAACCCCAATCTAAGTTTGTAGGAATTGCCACGATGGGAAGAAATAACCCTTTTTATCAATTCACGGGGTCAGAGGACACCATTAAATTCGAAATTGATTGGTATGCCTTAAAAGAAGAAGATAAGGACCGTAAGGTAGTTATTAATTCATGTAGGTGGGTAGAAGCCCTAAGCAAGGCAGATGGTTATACGGGAGCCCCCCACAGAGTATCATTAATGTGGAGCCAGGAGAACCTATTATTCAAAGATGACTTATGGATTGTAGTAGATGCCCCTTATGTGTTAACTCAATTTGTAGATAGTTATCGAGAAAAAAGTATTATAACAAAAGTGGGATTATTACCACAACAGGCTATTCAAACTATAACCTTGAAAAGGGTAACTAGTAGCAACAGAACTTCAGAAGAAATTATAGGAAAATTAAGAAAATAAAATTATGAACCCAACAGATAACCTATACTACAATGGTGTTATAGTAGAATATAAAGAAGGTGATAAATCATTAGAAAGGTTTATCACACCTTTAGTGTTTGACCTTTACGATAAAAATTACACTATAAAACAAGGGGACACATTACCTAAGTTAGCCGATTATTTTTATGATAGTAGTAGGTTATGGTGGGTTATAGCAGATAACAACCAGGATATAATAACTAATATATTTGAGCTAGAGGTGGGTAAACAAATCATAATTCCTAATTACAAAAAATTACAATAATGTCAGACTATTCAGAAGTATTACCGGATGGATTTGGTGCCCCTTATGTATGGTTAAAAACTGTAGAGGATAAAGATATGGTTACCACAGATCTATATGGTAATGAAATAAACCTAAACCAACTCATCACTTCATTCGAGTATAAATATGATGAGGAGAATGATGATACATCTACCATTAAATTCCATATGCCTCATATAGAACAAATGAATCACTTTCTTTTTAGAGAGGACCAACAACTTAAAGTTCAATGGGGGTACTTAAGACCTGGCGGTAATCACTTAAAAGGTGCTACTCGTACAATAGCTGTAAGAGATATTGACAGTAATTATAAAAGTGATGGTATAGATATCGAGATAACTTGCACAGACCTTATTTCTTATTTAAAAAATGCTAGGTTAAACAGAACCTCTTCGAGTAACAATTTTGAAGATTGGTTAAGGGAAATAGTTAGTGGGGAATATATACCAAGTGTTACGATACAAGGAAAAACCACTATATTAAAAACTGATGCTAAAGCCGAGTCATATAAAAATATAGCCGGTATAACAAATCTACATGCTGTATACGAAGAGGATAAAATATATTGGGGTAAATCAAAGGCTATTACAGCCGAGATAGAAGAACGTTTAGGACAATCAACTAAAGGCCCTTTATATATAGATGGTAGGGATAATGTACTAGATATAAAGGATAGAAATTTTAACCAAGCTCCTTATAAGTACTACACATACATGGGAGGCTCTGGTGAACTAATTGAGTTCAGAGCTAAGAGCAATATCTTAACTTCCCGTGATGGAGAAGCCGAGGAAGCTATCCTTGATAAAGTTGACAAAAAAGTAAAGAAAACAAAATCAGCTACTGATGCGGGTTATGATACTGGGAAAGAACCCGAGAAAAAAGAACTTTGGGATAAAGACCAAGCCACTGTTGAAAGGGTAAACAATAATGCTATTGTAGCGGGTTTAAAGAAACAATTTGAAAAAGCCATTGAGAATCCCACAGACCAACCATTAGTAGATTCAATAGGTTTTAAAACCTCTATAAGGTATGGAGGCGGTATGACCAGCCCAGTTAATAGGGATGGTAATACTTCGGTTTATATGCCTAAGTATACAGTTGAGTATATTGAGAAGTTACCAGCCAAACAAGTATTAAACTCCCCCCATATATTAAGAGCTAGAAGGCTGGCTATCCTTAATAATTACATCCTTAAGAAAGTTGAAAGAAAATATGAGGCTAATGTAAAAACCCTAGGTGACCCCTCTATTATATCAAGCAAGGTATATAATTTTAGAAATCTAAGTGATAGAGATAAAGGTGATTGGTACTGTGTATCAGTTACTCATTCAATAACACCTGGTTCTGGGTATACAAATATGATGGAGGTTATAAAGAAACCCTCAAGATTGGCCAACCTATTAGAAAGGAGAGAAGAGGCTATTGACCCAGAAGCTGGAGCAGAATATCAAATGGAAGTATCCTATGAAGAGAATACCAAAGTTATGGATATTTTTCCAGAAACAGGTAACAGTATATACCTAAATGCAGACGATATAACTAGGAGAGTAAATGAGCAAGTTGCATTTGCTGAAACCTATTATACTAACGATATACCAGTAACCAAGTATGAGACCGGAGAAAACATAAGTATGAACACAATAAATTCAAAAGATGCCTAGTAATTCAGAATCAATATGGTACAAATTAGTATACTATGGGTTGGAGTTCCTTGGTAAATATTACTCTACTTACAGTGCTGTAGTAACAGACAACAATGACCCATTAAAAATGAACCGGGTAAAAGTAATATTCCCTCAACTGGTTCAATTACCACCAGGTGGTATATGGGCTTTACCTAAAGGTGTATGGGGTGGAAAGAATTACGGTATGCAATTATTACCTGAAAAGGGGGATGTTATCTATGTTGAATTTTCACATGGTGATTTAGAATACCCTATATGGTCACATGGTTCTTATGGACAGGATGAAATACCTGGAGAATTTACAGGGCCAAATGTTTATGGGTTTAAAACTCCAAAAGGAAATATAGTTCTAATTGATGATAATGATAACACAGGGGGTATACTAGTAAAAAGTAAAACTTCTAATGAATATGTTAAAATAACAACTGATACTTTAGAACTAGAAGCTAAATTAATTAAACTGGGTAAGGAGGGAAAGGAACAAGCTATTTTGGGAAATACCCTTAATGGTATACTAAAAGAACTCATAAATGAACTATCAAATTTATCACAAGCCATAGAGACACACTCACATCCCAGTAATAATGCACCTACAACAACAGCCACTTCTTTTACATCGATTAAAACTAAGTTAGGAACTATAAAAGGAAAACTTGATAACATCCTAAGTAACAAGGTAAAATTAGACTAACCATGAGCACAGACTTAAACAATAATAAATTTATAGGCAAAGGGGTAACCTTTCCTATAATCTTAAATGATATGGGTAGACCTAACATAGAAACTGGTTTACCATTACTAGAATCATCTCTCAAGATGTTAATATTCTGGCCAAAGTTCACCAGGTTCTTTTTAGAGAAATTTGGCTCAAGGTTAGAAGATGTATTAGAAGAACCAAATGATGATTTAACTGTATCACTATTACAACTCTTTTTAAAAGAAGCTATACAGGACTATGAGAAAAGAATTATAATATCTAACGTAAATATCGAAAGGGTTAGCAGTATCAAAGTTAATATCGCTATAAGGTTTTACATTAGAAGCACCAAAATTGAAGAAACATTAATTTTCCCTTACTATAAAGAACTGAACTAATATGAAAGTATATAATAAATGGGTAGGATACCTAGACAGAAATTACCAGGAAATAAAAAGAAAGGTATTAGATAGATTAGGGGAAAGTGTACCCGAGATAACAGATCACTCAGAAAGTAATATACTTGTAATTATTGTAGGTATATTTTCGGGTGTAGCTGAGATGCTTAATTACTATATTGATAATATGGCAAGGGAAGCATTTATAACTACTGCAAGGAAATATTCATCAGTAGTTAAACTAACCAGGTTAATAGATTATAGGATTAAAGCAATGATACCCGCATCTGTTGATATTGAAGTAAAATTCTTAAATAATGATAATACACCTTTTGTAACTACGACCGAAATTATATTAGCACCTGGTTTACAATTTACAACCTCTAACGGTACCAGTTTTATAAGTACTCAAAATATAATCATACCGGTGGGTAGTACATCTATAAGTTTTCCAGTAAGTCAAAAAACAGTATCACTTAATAACTTAATAGGGTACACAACATCAGACCCCGAACAGGCTTTCTCATTGGGATTTGATTACGTTAATGGCAGTGCATCATTAAAAATTGATACTACACCCTGGAACTACCAAGAAACTTTGGGTAGGTCTAAACCAACTGATACAGATTTCATAGTTGATATTTCAGCAAGTAAAGAAGCCTATGTCAGATTTGGTGATAATATAAACGGTATGATGCCAGTAGCCGGTCAACCTATTTATGTAGATTACTATAAGAGCCTTGGTAGCCTTGGTAATGTAAATGAGGGAACTATTAATAGAGTACCATCAGAATTAAATACATTATATGGTATACCTAAATCAACTGTAAACAATTTATTAGGAGCATCTGCTGGAACCGATTATGAGGATATAGAAAGAATTCGTAGGTCAGCTCCTTTATCCTTAAGAACTTTATTAAGAGCGGTAACCCGCCAGGATTATGAGGATATTGCATTGTTAGCACCTGGTGTAAATAAAGCTAAGGTAAAATATGAATGCGGTAAATTTGTATATTTATATATCTCCCCTAACGGGGGGGGAATTTCTAGTACAGGTTTACTAACAGATGTAGAAAACTATTTTGAAAACAAAAAAATGGTAACTACCTTTGTCAAAGCTTTACCAGTAGGGGAATCTAATATAGTTATAGACATGGATGTAACTACTAAATTCAGAAGAGACCCAATCCAAACCAAAACAGATGTAGAAAATGCTTTACTAGATATGTGGTCCTATGATAACTCTGATATAAATAAACCTATAAGAGAATCGGATATTATAGCCTTAGTGGATAACCTTGAAAAGGTAGACTACCTTAAACTCAATTACCTATCTGTATTACCCTATATGAGACCTTCTGGGGATATCAACAATAATCTGGACCACACATTAACTGTTAACCTAGGTAGTACATCAATTAATAACTGGACATTGAAATACGATGGAGGTTATATGAAAATATTCAGGAATAACCAGGAATTAGCTAACCTAGTGCTGGGTCAAACTTATACAGACCCACATAATATCATAACATTAAACCTAGGTTTAACCACTTACCCAATAGGTTCAGAATGGACATTTAGAACTTTCCCAGTTAACAATGATGTAGTACTGGATGATTATTCTATACCGGTATTAAAAGGTATTAACTTAAACGTAGTAGTAACAGAACAACTCTCAATCTAATGGCTTTTAACTTTAAGAATTTCATAATAGGTAACCTCCCTTACTACATTATAGCTAATGATAGTTATAAAGATAGTGAGGGTAAGGGTTTACTAGAAAGGTACCTAGGTGTATTCTCTGATTATATAGATGAGGATATATATCCCCAAATAAAGGATTACTTAAATGTAATAGATGCAAGTATATGTGATGAGAAATTCTTAAACCATTTATCAGATGTATTAGGTAACCCCCCAGATATATTTAAGAATGAACAACAATATAGGAATTTACTATCTTACATTGTTTCTGTTTATAAGATAAAAGGAACCAGGGATGCCTATGAACTATTCTTTAGTATTATAGGTTTTAAAATAGAAATCGAGGAAATACAACCAGACCTAGAAACCTTTATATATGATGGTGAAGGACTATATGATAACCCTATAGAATATGATAATGGCCGATGTCAAGCATGCTCAACTTATAATATACAATTCTTTCCCCTACTAGGGGATGGTTCTGCTTTAAACCTAAACGATATTATATTATTACAAGCAGCTATAGACTTCAACGAACCTATAAATGCTAACCTTAATACATTCACCTACATTTTAGAAGTGGAAGATAATATGTATATCACTATAACAGATACAGATGAGTTAATAGGTACTATCCCCGAATTATATGATACTGGCGAAATCTATGATGAAGATAGCACACCTATAAATTCAAGCTCACCCCTAAAAGCAAGTTCAAGTAATCCTTCAAGTATAACCGAGATTTAAAATAATAAAAATATGGCATTACAAGTAATTAATAATGGTAGTTATGAAGATGACCCATTAGCTGAAAGCATCAGGAGTGCTTTTCAAAAAAGTAAAGAAAATTTTGAAGAGTTATATACTGAGACAATCAAAATAACAACAGCGGTTAGTATTAGTACATCATTACTGGTTGGGGGTAAATCACAAAGTGGTAAAAATGTATTAATAGAAAATGGCACTAACGGTATACAAATTGAAATAGTTGGTCCAACAAATGCCAACTACGTAAAACTGGGAACTGGTAATGTCCAATTTATACCCGGTGTTGGTAGGACCCTAGTAACTGTGGATGGTACAGATTCTATAATGGGTGCGGTAGGTAAAAGAGCTTTACTTATATCTCACGGTAACATAGATATGTTATATATACTTGGGACCGTTGATAATATAGCTACTGCTAACTTAATCTTTACAACAAACCGCTCTCATAACTTAGCCACACATAAACTAACTTTTACAAATGGGAGATTTGAAGTACCTTCAGTGGAATTACCAACAACATCCGCCACCTCTATACCTAACAAAGTTTGGACAGATGGTTTATTTCTTTACCTAACTAATAACCTAGGTATTAATAAACCATTAGCATTTAACGAATTCACCACCCAAGTTATTTCTACTGGCGGGAATTATAACAACCTAGAGATTACAGCGGATTTAGTTGTTTTTACAAATACAAATGCTCAGGCTATTATCAATGGAGTATGGGGAAAGTCAGATTTTCATATTTTAAATTTAGGCTCTTTTGAAGTTAGAATTAATCATAACAGTAGTAGCGTATTAGGTTCAGGACAACCTATTATGTTACCAACAGCTTCTGGAGATATGGGTATTAAAGGTACGGCGAGGATTCTTAAAGCACCTACCTATGGTTATTTTGTTTCTGATACTTGGGGTTCTAGGTATAGACCTGAATTTTCAGGACTAACTGAAACCGAAGTATGTACCGTGAATCCTCAAAGCAGGGCAGAAACTATGAAGATGAAAGAACTTTATGTATATAGAGATGCTCAAGCTACACCCATGACTAAAGCTCAATTAAACACAGCATACCCCACTGCAGAGAGACCTTTATTAGTCATTTGCCCATTAATAAACACTAAATACGAACTTGTGGATAACAATACAAAAGATTGGTATGCTGCAACAATAACATTAGTACCATGATACAATTAGGACAAGGGAAGGTTTTAACCATTGGAAATAAAGTCTTATTTAAAGCTGTGAATTCGCTATCATACAGAGTCAGAGGGAATAGATTCCCCTTTAGTTTTTATGCTGGATCATCAACTACACTTAATTCAATAGAGGCTTTTGTCTTTTACTCCAACAAGCCAAATTCTGTAACTGTGAGTTATGGGGATGGTGTAGTAGAAACTTACGATTTTGTTCAAGAAGTAACTGGTATATGGAAATTTGGATGGAGGGGAATTGCAAATTATTACGGTTCCCCCCAATCTTATGATCCAACTATACACTATTTCACAGATGGGGTTACCGCTGAAAGGACAATATCATTTGATTTTGTGGATTTAAAAGCTATATATTTTAACCCTATACAAGCAATTAGAGTAAGAAAAACCCCGATAGAATATTTATTCACCAGCATAACATCAATAGCAATATCGCTTACTGTAGAATTTACAGATATTCCTATTATCTCTACCAATGTTACAACTGTAGATTTTGGAGAGCAGGCTGTAGAGACAAGATTGTTAAAAATCCCAGATCAATGGTTTGAAGCTAAAAATATGCAGATCTTTAGAGTTAGAGATAATTATGATTTTACAGATAACATAAGTTCTAACCTATTCAAAATAAATCAGTGGAAAAACCTTACTGATTTAAGATTTTTAGGTTGTAGAATTACGCAATTACCCCTTGAGTCTATAAATGAGTTGACGAATTTAATTATTCTAAATTTAGAAGGAAATAGGTTTACTGCAATTCCCCCAATAGGTAGCCTACCTAACCTAACTCAATTACCCATGTTTGGAAATTCTTTAATTTCCAGCCCTGTAATACCTATATGGAATTTCCCTAAACTGGCGAGCATACAATGGAATTTTACATCTTCTACTGTAAGATTAAATTATTCAACTATACCAACAAGTTGGGCGGGATTATTCAGTTTAACAAGTGTTGATGCTTTCTGGAGAGACAACGCTCATTTTAATGAATTTATAGATGCTTTTTATATACTAGTCACTAATGGTGCTAGTATTACAGCTGGAGGAGCACCCACCCCCTATCCTAATAGGTTTAGGAATATTTTTTGGGGTAAATCCACTCTAAGTTTTACGGGTGCTAAAGTTGCTCCAACTGGATATGTTCAGGGTGTTTCAAATGGTACACCAACAACTCAAGGTCAAAAAGCCTATGTTCTACAAACCCAATACAATCATACAATAACTCACGGAACCCCAATTTAATTAATAATAAGATGATAAAAACAAGATTCAAACAAACGGAGGCTTTAACCCAAGTGGAAGGGTTTAAATCAATGATAGAAAGCCAAGAAGTAATACTTGCCGAGCTAGAATTACCTGAGATAATCGATATGCCAACCTATAACCAGGTTCTTAGAATAAAGGATGTTAACGTTGCTACTTCTGTAGAATATGTTAAGTTATCCCCCAAAAGGGTATTAGTCCATAAGGTGACTGGTAAAGAATTAAAACTGGATTTATTTGTACCAGATTGGACAATAACTAAGGACAATGTTAGTTCTTACATTAATGAGTTAGGTGAAAGGGTAATGTTTGAGAGAGAATATTATAATGATGAAACAGAAGAAGTTGTAACTACTGAAGTTGTAATGGTACCTAGGGTGGATGAAAACGGTGAACAACTTAGGGATGATAATGGTGACCTAATAGTAGATGAAGTTACCCAGGACCTACCCGAACTAGAGCCCGAGGCATACCTATTACCAACGATCCCCTACCTAATGTTTATCACTAAGCAAATTGTATTACCTGATTTAATACAATTATTCTCAGCACAGTTTATCCAAGATAATTTTGATATCTGGAGCAACCTTGAAGGTAGTACTCATATAGCAAAACCATAAAAAATGGGTTATATATTAGCTTACATTGCTATAGGACTATTTACATTAGTTTATATAATAGATGGGTTTATAATATTGCTATGTAATGTAAAAGGTAGAAAATGGTACAAAATTACTTCTCAAAGAAGTAGAACCAAAGCTTTTAAAACTGACGTTATAGCTAACTGGTTGTTTCCCGATACTTGGACATTCTTATTTAGTTGGAAAGGTGGATATAAATTTGGTAAATTTGGAGAAAGTTTATCAAGCTGTTTAGGTAAAAAAAAAATAGACAAAACATTAAGCTGGATCGGTTTGTTTTTCTATTGTGTTTTATACTGTTGTGATTGGACCGCTTGGGGAAAAGGTGGTCATTGCTTCGTATCAATAATGAGCGAAGAAGAGATAAAAGATTTTATAAATAAATAACATTAAACACTATGAAAACATTCATTGAGAACAATTGGCACAGACATGCCTTATTAATTTTATTAACCACTTTATTCATGTGGGGATTCAGTCAATCGGAAGATGATTGGTGGTATACAACATTTTGGGGTTACCTATTTAGCGCTGTAATATCAACAATGGTTGGTTCTGCAATTGCTGCAGTTATTGAATGGGGGCAAAGCGTTTTTATGGGAGCACATAAAGGGAAAGAAGGGGTTAAAGCAAGTAATATGGATTGGGTAGCCAGCACTATACTTGCGGCAATAGGAACTATACTCTTTTTCATATTCAATGAAATAACCCTGATAATAATCACTTTGGTATTTGTAGGTGCATGTGAAATATACAAACAATCAAATAAGAAAGATGAGTAAATTAACCAAAGCAGATAAACGGGTCCTATCATCGGAATTTAACCTACCGGTTAAATCAATTGAAACTATCGTAGCAATTGAAAGTGGTGGTAGAGGATTTGATACCGATGGTAAAATCATTATTCAATTCGAACCAAGTTGGTTTAAAAGAAAATGGTTACAATGGACTAAATCAATTGGGCCTTGGGCTTCTAACGGAGTAGAGAACCAAACTAGGGAATGGTTAGCATTTAACGATGCATTCAAAAGAAACCCCACAGCAGCTATGGAAAGTACATCAATCGGACTAATGCAAGTAATGGGTTTCCATTATAAGTTATTGGGATTTGCAACGGTTGGTGCTATGTGGGATTATGCTGAACAAGGAGAATACCAACAACTAAGGTTGGGGTTACTTTTCATAAAGAATAATCGTAAAATGTATGGGGCAGCAAAGGATTTCTCTAAAATGAGTAATTGCGAAACATTTGCATATTACTACAACGGTTCAGCTTACAAAAAATACAACTACCATAACAAGTTGTATAATTATAATCGTTCACTATAGAAAGGAGGTGGTATTAACTAAAAAGGGCAACTTTAAAAGGTTTGCCCTTTTTTTAATTTAATAAAAAATGAAATACGATAATATAACCGGGGGAACTGAGACAATAGAAATTATTAACCAAGTTTCAACTGATAAAACTGGGAATAACATAGTAATGAAGTTATTACTTAATTCTTTACCAGGCCCAGTACAATATAAATTAGATACATCATATATAAAGATTACAATAAAGGAATCAGACGGTTCTTTAATATATGAGGTAACTAAATTTATAAACCTAATTTCACCCGATATCTTCAATATAATATTCACTAAAGAATTTCCAACAGATACAGAGGACCTACTAGTATCTGTTGGGGGTAGGATTTTCCTAACCAACAATACCTTTTATGACTTTAATAAAGATAACCTAGGTGAACTAGAAAACATAAACTTTAATTTCTTGATATGAAACCCCCGATTGAAACCTTCCTAAGCCTAAAGAAAACAGTAAGCAATATATTCTATGACTTAGTTTACAACCTACTCGTCTTAGCAGATGAGCAAAGTAATTATTTGGATAGAGTTATCGCTTTCTTCAAAATACTCTTTGCATCTAGTCCAGCTATATTCCTATTTAATATAATAGGAGGCTGGTTTAATAGTAATAAGGAGTTCTCTACCTACGTTATATTATGTATATTAATAAATATGGCAGTAGGTGGTTGGAGACATCATATAGGTAAGAAAGGTTTTTCATGGTGGGAATTATTAAAGAAGACGGGTTTAATGTTCTTAGTATTATTAGCTGTTTACACAGTTTTGGAGATGATACTAAAAATTGCTAAAGAGAACATAGTAACTGAGACATTTAGAGTAGCTCTACAGGTATCCACACTTATGTATCCGGGCTCTAAACTATTTAAATCAGTTTTCATATTGACCAAAGGGGAATACCCTCCAGAATGGATAATGGCTAGGTTCTATAAGTTCAATAAGGATGGTGATTTATTAGACTTATTTAATAAGAAAGCAGAAGATAAACTAGATAAGCAAGAAGAAAATATTTAAACTAAATTAAATGGAAACTAGAATTAATTTAAACATACAAGGGGAAGTTAATTTATTTATAAATGATAAAGTTATTTATAAAGATAATAACAGTATAACTGGTGACAGTTTACAAATCCTTATGATGTCATTGGCCAAGGTACCAATAGAAACCCATATCGATAGGATTATAGTTAAAGGGGATTTTGATGATGTAATTACCCCTATAACAAATTCCATTTTTAATGCAACCGAGGGTAGTATTACATTCATCGGTAAAATTGAAACATCCCAAGCTATAGGAACTATTTCTGAATTAAACCTAAACACAAGTACACTGGATAAAAACCTGGCCACTAAGGTTGGTATGACAGTAGTAAAGAACAGCACAGTCGAAATCGAGATACGATGGAAGATAACCATAATTAATTGTTAAAAACAAAGTAATATGCAAAAAGTATTTATAACATACAGAGAGAATGTAGAATCCCAACCACTTGGGGAATTACATGTAGGATTCCTTAAACCTGGAAGATACAATGGCTTCAGAACCTTGTCAGCAGTATCGGGATTAAACCTAAGTATAGGACATGATCACCCCCAAACAGTTAAAAAGAATGTAGCTGGGTATAATCATTTCGGGGCTATCGTAACTACAAATGGGTCTATTGTACATGAGTCAGACCCAATCAACGTTACACTAGATACAAATTTTGGTAATGAGAATGAAAGGTTTGATCTATTATTATGTGAACACCAATATGTATCAATCATTGGGGGTCAGCCAGCAACTTACACTGTTATCAAAGGAGCTTACGATGGCTCAGTACCAATTATCCCAAACCCAGAAAAACAAGTACTGATAGGTACATTTAGGTTAGCACCAGGTGCCTACAATATTGCAACTGGTATAACCTACACACCAGAGGTAGCTAAGTTACCTGGGGATATGACACAGGATGAATTATCCTTAGCAATAGTTGATGCTACTACTTTGGTTAAAGGCGTGGTAAGGTATGCAACAGAAGCAGAAGCAATAGCAAGGGTTAATGACCTATTAGCTTTAACACCAATTACCTTAATGGCAATGCAGGCTACTCAAACTTTAAAAGGGGTAGCTGAGATAGCAACACCAGAAGAAGCAATAGCGGGAACAGACAATGAGAGGATAGTTACCCCTTTCTTATTAAAAGCTGGTAGAGGTAAGGTAAACCTATCATCAACGGTTTTACCATCTGGTCCCCAGGATTTTATAGTAACACCAGAGATGGATGGTCAACACGTTATAATAAGACAGGCTTTTGGACCGGGTGGAGAAGTAGAGGTAAAAGTACCGGTTGATTTACCTCAGGGGACATCACTAACAATTGTTAATAACAGAGCGGGTGGAGACATACCAATATCCTGGTTATCACCTACAGGTCTTAGTCTTATATACATGATAGCTGGTAAAACTGCTAGTATAAAATATGGGGGTACTGTAAATATATTATCTACTCACAATCCAAACCCAAGTGATCCTTTGGCAATATCAATACCGACAATGTTTCTAACAGGTGACTTAGGTGATTCTGATTAATATTAAATAAAGAGAAAACAAAGATAAAGGCTAAGCCGGATTTAATTCCAGTTTAGCCTTTTCTATTGCGTTATTAATTTCTTTACGAAGGTTTCTTATCATCTTAATATTCTTAGCTATATTATCTAAACCAAAATATTCAAGGATTAAATATATGGGGATATTAGAATTGGATTTAGTGATACGATTTAAAATAAACGGTGGGGGGTTTAATTGGAGATTTAATAACATAAAAGCATTGTCTGATAATTCCTTCTTCATAAACTCGGTGGCTATATCAAGGAATAATTCACCAGTAGTAATATCTTCTTTATCTGCTATATAATTTATAAGCATACTTTCCCCCTCTAAATCAACAGTATTAGAGTAGAAAACTCCCTCTCCAGAATAGGCTTTCCTAAGTACTCTTAATTTAAAAGTTTTAAGTGAATTTATTAAGGTACCTTTAAGATGACCTTCTTCAAGGTTATTGAAATGTTTATTGAAAACGAATATGAACTTATCGTCAAACCAGGATTCTATAATATCCCGGGTAACACCATATCTTCTGTGGTCTATTTCGTAAGCTAACTTCTTTTTCAATGGTGTGATTTCTTTGTAGAGTTTCTCAAAAAGTTCTAGAGAGTAACCCTCTTTCATAGGTAGTAGTCTATGGTTTTCCATTATAATGATTGAGTTTTTAATAATTAGACTACAAATATATAAAAATAATATTAATAAAAAAAATTATTATATAAGATACTAAAAATACTATACTATCTTATATATACTAAGACAAAAACAGCTTGAATATGGGTGAAAAGATAAAATTCCAGTACACACCAGAATATCAATGGGATTTACTCCGTTATATAGTAAATGATAAACTAGGGCATAAGGCTATCATAAAAATAAAGGACCATTACTTTACCCTGATTGAACACCAGGTTTTAGCCTATTGCCTTATTCAATATTTTAATAAACACCATAAGACTCCGGGTGAAACGTTATTAAGGGAGGAAGTGGTTAAAACCCTTAACTCTAAAACTTATGTTGAGTTAGTAACCAAGGATGAGCAAAGTGATATAATCAAATTAATTCCTAAATTATATGAAGGAATTTTAAAAGACAGTGATGAAATCTATAATTTATGTAAGAAGTTTTCAGCTTATGTAAGGATGAGGGAATTACTTGAAGAAATAGACCCAAGAGATTGGGACCAATACGTTAAATATGCCGATAGGTTCTATAATGTAATTGAGGACCAGGATGAACAAGATGAAAGGAAAATATCATTCCTTTTTCAGGATGTAAAGGAGAGGCAGTTTAGAAGACAGGAGAATGTAACGATTATCCCAACCCCTTTCAAACAAATAAACCAATTAACTAATGCGGGGGGGTATGAATTTGGTTCAATCATAGTAATATTAGACAAGGAGAAGAAAGGTAAAACAGCTGCACTTGTAAATATAGCTAAAGGTTATATCCGTATGGGTAAAAAAGTCCTCTACCTTGATTATGAGAATGGTATGGACTCTATTCTTGTTAGGTTTGAACAATCTATCATGGGATTAAACAAACGAGAAATATTAAGTGGCCAAAGCGATAGTAAGATACAAAAGAAGTTTCGTAAGTATAAGAGGGTTGGAGGAGAGGCTGTTGTCGTAAGGGTACCAGCTGGTTCAAACACAAATGAGGTACAACGAATAATAGATCAATATTATAGAGAACATGGAATAAGGTTCGATGTAATAATTGGGGATTACATCGCTAAGTCTGGTTCACTATCAAATAAAAAGGATGACACAGAAAGAATATCAGATGCCTATGAGGATTTTGCTAACCTTATACTTAAAAACAAAATCGAAATATTATGGACAGCTAACCACGTAACAAGAGACGGTGCTAAAGCCAGATTAAGAACCAGGTATGAATCAACCGATATAGCAAAATGCATTGATATAGTAAGGCATGTCCATGCTATTTTTGGTTTAAACAGAACCTTAGAGGAAGAAGAGAATGGTTTCTTAAGAATGGAAGTTGTAGAACAAAGGGATGGTATAAAAGGTAGAGCAGTATTTACACTTGACTCAGAAACACAAAACATGGTTGAATTAACCAAAACAGCAAGGGCTGAGTATGATGAACATTTTGCTCCATCAATATTTGCTGAAGAGGATAATAAGACCGAAACTAAACCTGTTAGAAAAGGTAAGTCAGATGATTTTAAATAAAGAAACCAAAGAGAAACTAAATGAATACCTTATAAAAAAATTAGGTATGTATGATTATCGTAGGGGTTGGTTAAAAGGTGACTGCCCTGGATGTGGTAAACATAAATTTGGAGTAAATCTTTCTCAAAACAAATCTAACTGTTTTTCATGTGATTATAAACTGAAGCCGCTAGATATCGTAAAAGATATAGAGAATACTAATTCTATGGGAGAAGTATTTAATATACTAAACCATCTCGAGGGTATATCCTATATAGAAGAGGAAGTAGAAGCTTACCAATTAAAAACTGAAACAGTATTACCTGAAGGTTATAGGAATATAAAAAGGGGTGATTCTGTATTGGCTAAATCAGCCAGAGCTTTTGTAAAGAGGAGAGGTTTTAATATAAATAAAATGAGTAGGAAAGGGTGGGGTTATGGAACTAAGGATAAATACTTCGGTTACATAATAATGCCTTTCTATGTTGATAATAAATTGGTTTACTTTAATGCTAGATTATTTTTGGGTTCTGGTCCTAAATTTAATAACCCAGATATAACCGAGTTCGGATTAGGTAAATCATTTATCATATACAACAAGGATGCTCTATACCTTTATAAAACTATTTGGATTGTTGAGTCAGTTACAAATAGTGAAACAATTGGAGACAATGCTTGTGCAATGGGTGGTAAATCCTTATCTGCAGTTCAAATAAATGAGATAATCAAATCACCATGCGAAAAAATTATAATAGGTTTAGACTTAGATGCAATAGATAAAGCCATAGCATTAGCTTTTAAGTTGGTTGAATATAAAAAAGTTAAGGTTATAGTGATGGATAGTTCTAAGGATATAAATGATATAGGTAGAAAGAAAGCTTTAAAAAAAGCATATCAATCTAGATACCTAACCTCATATAAAGAAGTTATGAAACTTAAAAATGAATTAATAAAATGAATAGAGAACCAAGTATACACATTACACAATCTAAACTTTGGCAATTAATAGCCGAATATCTAATGCGGGGATGTAATGACCCATTAAGTGAGGAAATGATTGAACAAGATACATCCGAAATGGTTGAGTTCTTAATGGTAAATGCTAAACCTTTTTCACTCGAGAAGAGAACTATAAATGTAACTAATCAAAAGGTAGCAAAAGAAGTTGATAAAAAAGTTTCCAATGACAAATCAGGTTTCATGGAATTGGCTAAGTTAATTCTATTAGTTAGGAGGGAAATGAAACACAAAGGGGTAAGGATGATTGATATGAACTCACCCGAATATTCTGCTTTAAAAAGGCTAACCCAAATCGTAAACCAATTTGCTGATGATTTTAACTTGAACTTTAAAGGAGCTGCAACAATTTACCTTCGGTTAGGATTAAGTAAAATAACCTCATTTAGAAACTATATAGGTAAATTATGTGACATGGGCGAAAGTATATCATTGGAGTATGAAGCTAAGACAATGATTGACAATGATAAGTTTAAAAGTGAAACTCTAAGAATACACAATATCTATGTGGGTACGATTAACGTATTAACTGGTATGAGTGATGGGTACATAGGTAATTATAGTAAATACATTGCTTTTATGAGGGTTAGAGAGTTATGTGAAAAATATAAGATATTACCCGAAACCTATATAACCGCACAATTCGAGGGTTTAGCTTGGACTGATAACTTCCCAGAACCAGCCCAACTTGTAACTGAGAAGGCTATTGAAAGGTTAAATAAATACCTATACAGCAAAAAGATAAAATTTGATAACGCTAATAAAACTAAAACTGATAACAGTTTGAGTAGCATCTTAAATAAGATAAAAAATGGGGAAAGGGAAAATTAATATCATTGTCAATAACAACAAGGCAAAATTAGAGGGTAATTACAAAATCCTTAACAGGATGTATAAAGCATTTAAGGTAAAACATCCTAATGCTTTTTACTTAAGAAGAGGGGGACACGTAAGAGAAGGATGGGATGGTAACATTGATTATATTACTGAGTCTTATTATTTTAAACTAGGCTTACTCCCAAGTGTGGTAAAGAGACTAAGGGAAGAGGAAGGTTGTAAAGTAAATATAGTTGATAACCGACCCGATTTTAATATAATACCTAAGGTACCAACTAAAATTGGTGATTTAACACCAAGGCCTTATCAACATGATGCAATAAGCAGTATAATCAATAATAAAATATTGGGACTACCTTTTTGGAAAGGTGTTATAGATGCCTCAACCAATGCGGGAAAAACCATGATTATGGCTGGTATATACCTTTCGTTCTATAGAAAAATACCTGCTCTTATATTAATCAAGGATGGTGACTTATTCAAACAATTCCTAAGAGAGTTTCCTGAGTTAGTAGGTAATGATGATCTGGGTTACATCCAAGGTAAAAATATTAAATGGGGAAATTTCACTATTGCTATGGTTCAAACTTTATCACCTAAGGTTTCTCAATACAAAAATCAATTAGCTAAAATCGGTATGTTACTAGTCGATGAGGCTGATGAAGGTAATTCAAAATCCTATAAGAAAATAATCACAGCTTGTTATAATGCTAATATATTAGTTGGGTTATCTGGTACGATTTATATGAGTAAACTCAAAAAAGACCTAACTAAAAACCTCGATTTAAAAAGTGTATTCTCAGAAGTGGTATACACTATAAATAAGAAGGACTTAGCCGAACTAGGTCACTCAACTCCAGTAGTTATAAGGATATTCCCAGGAAGTGACCTACCCCCAGTTAAGGGTGATTGGCAAAAGGAATACCAATTACATATATCCTCAAATAAAAAAAGGGCTAAGATAGTAAGGAACCGAGTTATATTTAATGTAAAACGAGGTAGATACCCATTATTGGTAGTTGGTAAAATGCATGAGCATATCGATTTACAGTATAAGGTATTAAAGGACTCAATTAAACTCGAAACCTTTTCTATTAGGATGGTACACGGTGGAACCCCTAAAAAGGAAAGGGATTGGATATTTGAACAATTCAGAATTGGTAAGATAGACATCCTGGTATCATCATTTATTATAAAAAGGGGTAAGAACCACCCCTTAATAAAATGTATAATTAATGCAGCTGGTTCTGACTCACAGGAAACGGTATCCCAATTAATGGGTAGGGGGGAAAGAACACATGAAAGTAAAAAGAAGTACTACATGGAAGACTTTATGGATTCTGGTTCTTATATGAGGAGACACTCTAAACATCGAGCTATTTACTACGCTAAACATGGGTTCAAACTAATCAAAAAATATTAAAAACACAGTACTATTTATAAACAATTAAAAATCACAACATTATGAAGTCATTACCATTTGAAGGCACAATAAAAATAGCTGAACACCAGGAGGAATATGAAACAGTTCATGCACACTTAGGTAGAGATACTACCCATTCTCAAATACCGATAATAACTGTTTGCTTTGAATTAAGTGAAGAGGAGAAAAAGGTAATATTAGAAACAGGTAAGATATGGTACCAACAATGTTCATTACAAATGCGACCTATGAGCTTATCAGTAATTAAACCCGAATTAAAAGATAGATAATGGCTAAGAAAAGAAAACCCCGAAAAGATATAGTAAAGAAGGTTGATTTACTAAAACCCTTAAGTTCAATTGACATACTTAAATTTGGTACAGATGAAGACCCTTGCTTTGGTAAACTTTTTGATTTAACCGAAGACCCATGTAGAAGATGTGGAGATTCCACGCTTTGTCAAATTGTAAGTAACCAAAAGACAGTAGCTAAAAGAGAAGAGGTAGAAAGTAATAATCGTTTTAAGGATTTAGAACTTGATGATTTTAAAGCTAAAGCACTAATTAAAAAATTAAGAAAAAAGAAAACAAGTGACGAGGCTATAAAAAATAAATTGGAAAGAAGGTTCGGCTATGAGCCTAAGAAAATAAAACAATTATTAAAAGGAAAGTAATGGTAAATGAACAGAAGTTAATGAAGGTATTAGAGTACTCAGATTCCCAAACAGCATGGGAACATTTGAATGAGTACTTCTTAAATAACCAGGAAGAGATACTTGAAAGGGGGGGAGCTAGATATGGTCCCCAATTGGTGTCTTATGATGTAATGATACATATAAGAAAAGCTTGGGTAGATCCTAAGTTTGACTTCGGTAATACTTTCGGTTACAGGAAACAGAAATGGACATCATTGGTTAACAATTATATCAATATGAATTACCTTGATATCCTAAAGGCTGAAGTATTGGAAAAGGTAACCAAGAAAAACCAAAGCTATAACCTCTCTATGAGATTTGATAACTCACATGGTTCTGGTAAAAACTGTTTATTATCATTAACTGTATCTAAAAGGATAGGATTAGAACATCCTATATTCATCTTCAACCTTAGGTCATCTGAGATAACTAAAAGGTTATTATGGGATTTACTTCTAGTACAAAGAATAGCTGAATATATATATGGAAATAAAGAACATATAAGTATTAAACTATTCTGTGGTAATATGTACCAAAATACAGAGTCTTTTATTATGTATAACAATCATAAAAAGATAAAAGATGTTCTAATCCCAATGGGGACAAAAACTAATGGTAAACCTAAATACAGTCTATGGCAGGAAAGGGCTACACAGATTTTAGAGGAATTTAAAAATGTGGACCCTAAGACTGTTAAGTTCAAGGTTCACCTTAGGTCAGTTAATCAAATACAGAGATGTAAGAATGGGCACCCTTTATCTGGTAACCGACCATTATTAGCTAAGGAATGTATCATTGGGGAATCATTTAAAGTCCCATACCCAGAAGATTGCATCACAAGTGCAGAAAGAAAAAAATTCAAGAGGGGACACTTAAGAAAACTAAAGAGAGATGAAGACAGACAAAAGTCCAAGTAATATCCTAAAATACATGGCTGATAAACATGATATTAATCAATTAATAAAGGACTATACTCACCCAGAAGAAGTAGTCCTTTCAGAGCTAAAACCTAAAAGGAGATTAGCTGGAATATGGCAAGGCATAGATAATTATAAAGATATGACCATGTTAGTTAAAAGGGATGTAACATTAAAAATATGTATCCCAGTATGCCCTGTAATACTTCAGGATATTACATTAGCAGATCAACCCTGGTCTGAGGCTCATTTTCAGGAAAGAGTAGGAGGTCAACCTTTAAATCCGGGTGAGTCCTATAAGATATGGCCTTATGCTAACTTCAATAAAAATACTGAGTTTAGGAAAGATGAAAAATTCGACCATAGTTATATGGAAAGGTTTTGGCCAAAGTTTGCGGGTTATGCCCAATTTGACGGTTTAGGTTTAAAGAATTGTAACGAACTAAGGGAATCAGATAATTTAGGTATTAGGTTTAAATATGGGGATTATAATGATGTTATCCAACAATTAACCAGAAACACTCTTACAAGGCAAGCTTACCTACCTATATTTTTCCCAGAAGATACCGGAGCAAAAAACAATATAAGAGTACCATGTACATTGGGTTATTTATTTGAAATTTGGGATGGTAAATTAGATATGACCTATTACATTCGTTCATGTGACGTATTCCGTCATTTTCGTAATGATATTTATCTTGCAGGTAGATTGATACAACATACTACTAATATACTATTACTAAATGGAATAGATATTAAACCGGGTGAATTGAATATGAAGATTAATAACCTTCATGCATTCGAAAATGATATTTACGCTTTAAAACAAAAAGAGAAACGATTATGCAAAGAATTGAAAGAGAACAATATTTCATAGAAATTGCTAAAATTACTGCCAAGAGATCAATCTGCCCCCGCAAACAAGTAGGGGCAGTTTTGGTTAAAGATGGGCGTATAATAGCCACGGGGTACAATGGAGTATTACCTAAGGAAGAACATAAATTTGCTTTAAACCCCGACGGATCATCAGCTACTATACATGCTGAGGCTAACCTAATAGCTTTTTGTGCTAAGGAGGGTATACCCACAAAAGGTACAACACTTTATACAACATTATCACCTTGTGATAAATGTGCTGAACTAATCATACAGGCCGGTATTATTAAGGTTAATTATATTGAGGAATATAGAGATTTAACCGGGGTAATTACATTGGTAAATAATGATATTGATATAAACCTTAAATGGGGAAAAAATGAAATCTGAATATAAACTAATAACCAAGAAAAAGCATGTGGACAAACTCATAACTTATGTAAAGCAAACGGGTTATTGTTCTTTTGACTTTGAGACGAATGCCAGGCCATTTCATGATCCCTTATTCTTACCCACCATAATAGGTATATCATTTCAACCAGGCTCTGGGTACATAATACCATTAGCTCATAAGGATTCACCGTTTAAAAGGAAAGGTATATGGTTGGATATCCTAAAGAAAATAGGTAAAGAGCTAATCTCAAATCCTAGGATTATTAAAGTTGCCTGGAATGCTAGTTTTGAACTTAAGGTATTAAAGCTTTATAAAATCGAAGTTAAAGGTAGATTATTCGATGGTATAATGGCTAAATATTTACTTAAAGAGGAACGACCAAATGGTTTAAAAGAACAGGTAACGTCATTATTACCTTTCTTTGCAGATTATGATTTAAAAGGTAAACCCTCATCAAAGGCTAAACGTGAAAAGATTATAGAATTTTGGACTAACGTTGAACTTAATGAACTATCTAAATATTGTGCTCTAGACTGTGACCTAACTCTACGATTAATGATGTTTTATGAGAAACTCTTATTAAAACATGACTTCTATAAATTGTTTAGGAATATGTTGATGATGGGCACCAGAGTATTATCAGATTCTGAGTATCACGGTATGCCTGTAGACCAAAAATTCCTTGAAGGCTTAGTAGTAACTTATGGTGAGAGGGTAATTGAGTTAGAGAAAGAGCTTTACAAACACCCAATCATATCTAAATTCGAGAAAGGCCTAGTAAAAGACAGGGTTAAAAAATATATATTTAAAATCGAAACTGAGATTGAGGATATAGAAATAGAAATGAAGGAGATGGATGCCAATTATAGAGAGTTGGTACTTAGTCGGGATAATGAAGCTGCCCGTAGGGTTATGAATAAAATAAATGCTAAAGCTAAATTGATTAAATCCCGAGAGGAGAAGATTGATAGGATAATAGCACATGATTTTAGGACTAAAGGCGAACAAAAGATGTTAGAGAAGGTTAATTTTGCTTCTCCCGAACAAATGGTCCAATTGTTTCATAAATCACCCTATGGGTTTAGGTTTAAAGTAGTTAAATACACTGTCGACGAATTTAAAAAAGAAACAGATAGACCTTCAACTGATGAGGAAGTATTAACTGAGTTAATGACTAAGGATAAATCAGGTTTTATCGAAAGGTTATTAGAATTTAGGGGTACATCTAAATTATACTCTACCTATATCGTTGGTATGAAAGACATCTTATCGGTTGATTCAAGGATACACCCCTCATATTTATTATTTGGGACAGTTACAGGTAGATTATCATCCATAAACCCTAATTTCCAAAATATACCCCGAGATACAACCAATGCTGATATCAAGAAAATGTTTATACCTCCAAAAAATAAAATATTACTACAGCTGGATTACTCTCAAGCTGAGTTAAGGGTAATGGCGGCACAGGCAAATGAAACAGAGATGCTACGTTGGTTTAGAGAAGGAAGAGATATTCACTTAGCTGTTGCATGTGATAAAAACAAATGGGATTATGAGTGGGCATTACCTATATATTTAAAAGAGGATAAAGCAGACCCCAATTACACCAAAATAAAGGTAGAACGTAAATATGCTAAAACAATTAACTTTGGTATTATCTATGGGCAAACAGCAAATAAACTTTCCATTGGAATGGGTACATCAATCAAGGAGGCTGAGATATATCTAAAGGAATATAACAAACGTTTCCCTAATATCGCTAAATTCATCAAGAAACAAAATGCTTATGCCGAAAGACACGGCTTCGTTAAAAATATATTTGGTAGAAAACGAAGGTTACCTAATATTTGGCATTCAGAATGGGGTAAAAAAGCTGAAGCACAAAGACAATCGGTAAATGCTCCAATTCAGGGAGCAGCTTCTGATTATACATTGTTCTCATCTATCCTTATTTGGGAAAAAATCAGAAAAGGGGAATTACCAAAAGATATGATACAATGTTATACTGTACATGATTCACTAGGATTCTTCTTAGACCCAAAAGATGTTCATTGGGTAGTTCCTATATTAGATGAAATTTGTTCTAACCCCGAAACGATGGAATGGTTTGGTTTTCAAATCGATTCGGTTAAAATGCAAGTTGATTTTGAGGTAAGTCATATAAGCTGGGCTAAATTAAGTACATACCATAAGAATGAAGATTACATTAAACCCACTAGAAACTTCAACAGGGTAGAATATAATAAGCAAGTGGCTTAGAGAATACTATATAATAATATAATATAATTACTATAAAAAGAGAATAATGGCAAAGCAACTAAAAGCACTAATAAAAAAGAGCTCCTTAATGGATATTAAATTAAGGTATAACGGTGAAACCTTTAAATTTAATCTAAATGAGGAATTAAGTATAAATCCCGATAAAATTAATCAGGAACTAAAGGAACAACCTTCATACTATTCTTTCTTACTCTTATTACAGAGTAAACTTTTGGTGTTAAAGGAGGATAAAGAGAGGGAGATGGAAAAAGCCTATGCTAAGAGTTACTCTAAATATGCGGTAAGTATAAATGAGAAAACCAACCGGATTTACTCGGATAAATTAGCCAAGGAATTAGCTATAAGTAATGACACTTATCAAAAAGCTCATATAGAATACCTAACAGCAAAAAATGATTATGGTATCATTCAATCTGCTGTAAAGGGATTTGAACAAAGATTTTCGCTGATTCAGACTCTATCAGCTAACCTAAGACGAGAGTCAAATTAATAATAAATTAACTGTAAATAAATTTAACGATGGCAAAAACAACTGGTGGTAAATCTTTAAAAGAGAGATTACAAAAGAAAAGACAGGAACTATCTGAGAGGGGTAGTAAAGGTAATGTAATATTCGTAAAAGAAGGTACATTAAGGGTTCGTATTTTACCCGTAGGACCCGACAAGGATTTTATCAAGGAAGTTACACACTTCTATTTAGGTGCCGATTTAAAAAGTGTTTATTCGCCTTCAACATTTGACCAACCCTGCGCTTTAATGGAAGCTTATCAAGAATTGAAAAAATCAAAGGATGAGGATGATAAGGATACTGCTAAAAAATTGGTTCCTAAGAAAGCTTATTTCGCAGCGGTAGTCGTTTATAATGACGACAAAGGTAAAACCATTAATGAAGAGGATTCTGGTAAACTTATCAAAATCACCGGTGGGGTTTACCAAGATATTATTGACCTTTACCTTGATGAAGACGAAGCGGGGGATATGACAGATCCATCTAAAGGTTATGACATCAAAATTAAACGAACTGGTAAAGGCCAATTTGACACTGAATATTCAGTTATGCCTTGTAAACCAACAAAATTGGATAAAAAATGGGCTAAACCAGTTGACCTTGACAAGTTGGTTAAAGCTGAGATCTCATCTTATGAGGAAACTGAGGAAAAATTAGAAGCTTTCCTAGGTATATCTAATGATTCTGATGATGAAGACGATAAACCTAAAAAGAAGAAGAAAAAAGCTGAGCTAGAAAAAGCCCCTGCTAAGAAAAAGAAGAAAACAACGAAAGAGGAAGCACCCGTTAAGAAAAAGAAAAAAGTTAAAAAATAAATAGATGGCTAAGAAAAAAACATCGGGAAAATTATTAGACCGTAAAGCTTTAGCCAAAAAATATTCAGGATCAGGAGTAGCCACAAACGTATTAGGGAATAATATTTTGTGGCTTCCTTCTAGATTTTTATTACTGAATAATCAAATGGGTGGGGGAATACCTTACGGTAAAATAGTTGAGATACATGGTTTAGAATCATCTGGTAAATCTCTATTATCCTTTGATTTTGCTTATTGTGCTCAACAATTAGGAGGAACAGTAATATGGATTGATGCTGAAGCAGCTTTCACAAATACCTGGGCCGAGTTAAACGGGTTAGAACCAGAAAATGTTGATTTATATGTAGAATCAGCGGTAGAGAAAATTTCTGACTACATAATGGATATGACTCGATATTGGAGGTCACAATTAACCCATAATGAGCCAATACTTTTAGTCCTTGATTCAATTGCATCATTAGAATGTGAAAGTAATATAGACTCAGAACAATCTGATGCAAAAGCTGAAATGGGTAATCGAGCTAAGGCTATTGATAAAATGTTAAGGATTAGAAATCCCTTATTATCCGAATTAGGGGTATGTACAATCCTTATAAACCAATTAAGGTCTAAAATTGGGGCTACTAAATTTGAGGACCCTTTTACAACACCCGGAGGTAAAGCAGTAGCATTTTATGCTTCTATCAGGTTAGCAGTATTTGGAGGTAAACAAATCCTAGGTAAGATACGAGGTAAAGAAGCTAGAGTTGGTAAATTATCATCAATTAGAGTTATCAAGAATAAAGTAGCTCCCCCAATGCCTTCTATAAAAGGAGCAGAAGTATATTTTAATCCTAAATACACTGAACAGGATATTGGTTTCAATAAATACTTTGGGTTACCAGAGTTATTAGTTGACCTAGGAATAGTTGATAGGAAAAAAGGGGCTTCCTGGTATACTTACAAAGGAAAAAACATTGCTAATGGGGATAAGAAATTCCTAGAACTCCTTGTAAATGATGATGTGATGAGAAAGAAGCTAATTAGGAAAGCTGGTATTAATACGATATCCAGTACTCAACGAAAACTAGATAAAATAACAACAAACCTATACCCAGTTAAAGCTGGTAAGGAATCTAAAGAAACCGAAGACGATGAGTAAGAGAAAAGACAAAATCAGTATTAAAAATGGTAGGTTAAAAATCACAGTTTTTGAAGGTGATGAGAAATCAGGCTACATACTATCAGCTAAAGAGTTAATTCATCTTATCACTAGTATCACTGATACTATTAAAAATAAAAATCAAACAGAAGATGAGCAAAAATAAGGTATTAGTAATTGATGGTAATAATATGTTATATCGAGCATATTATAAATTCGAAAATTTACAAAATAACCATGGCCAATTAACTGGAGTAATTTATGGGTTCCCTTATATTTTAAGGGGACTCATTAGTTTACACAAACCCCAGAAGGTAGTGGTAGTATTTGATGGAGGCCGAGATAAGAGAAGAACTGAGATTTTACCCGAATACAAGAAAAGGGATAAAAAGGCGGGATTTGATGGAGAATCATTTTTCTTTCAAAAAGAGAAGGTTAAGGAATTGTTGGATTTATTAGGTATTCCAATGATAGAGGTTAAAAAGAGAGAAGCTGATGATATTATCTGGTTGATAGCTCGTAAATTAAAACGGGAAAAACATGAGGTAGTCATAGTATCATCGGATAAGGATTTTAACCAATTAATCTGTAAGGGTATTTCAATATGGAATCCTAAAAGTGATAAGCGATATACTCATCTTAATTTGAAACAAGAAGTTGGATATAATGCTAATCAATGTGTAGATTATTTAATACTTGATGGGGACTCTTCGGATAATATAAAAGGTATGCCTGGGATTGGTCCTAAAAAAGCTATGGCATTCCTTGATAGAGGGATATCAATTAGAAACTATTTAATTAGTAAAGATAAAGAACTACCCGGACTTAGTAGAAATAAACTAGAACCCGTTTTCTTATTAAACCGCGAGCTAATTGATATACGTATCTTTTGTAGGAGAAACTTAAAACATTTAAAAGTTAAAGTCCCTAAAGTAACTCTGAAAAAAATAAATAAAAAAGAATTAGCCTATTTCTGTGCTAATTATGATATTTCAACATTTGTAAAACCAGACTTCATAGAAACCTTTAACAAGTTATTAAAATGAAACCACAACCAATCTTTATAACTGGTACGTCCGGTATCGGTAAAACCACACTTGCTAATTACATAGCAGCAAAATACAGAATACCCTTTATAAATGGGTCTTCCTCTGTTTTATGGAAAAAATATAATATTAGTTCCCATAAAGAACTACTAGAAATGGGAGTTAATAACCCTAATAAAGGAATAGATTTCCAATTGGAATTACTCAATTATAGAGAAGAACTAATAAAGAAGACAGGTAATACTCATTTCGTAACTGATAGGAGTATAATAGATAACCTAGTTTACTTCATGTTTCAAAATTCACCCTACCTAAGTGAACAAGATACTGTTCATTATATAAATTCCTGTATTGAAAGCTTTCAAAATATATTAGAGTTATGTACTCCAAATGCAAGGTATAAAATGATTTACCTTAGTAGAGATTTTTACCCTGATGATGAAATGCCAGTAATAGAAAATGATAGTAAGAGAATCACTAATGAATACTACCAAGATGTAATGTCTGCTATATTTAACCATGTGATTGATAACAACTTATTGGACTTTAATCATACACCAGAAAAATACCTTAAAATAAGAGATTATAACTGGGATAGGAGATTAGCTCTAACCGAAACTTTCTTAGAGAAAGAACCTAATATGTTCGATCATTTATATAACAATTGGATTTTGAAATAATGAAAAAACCACTACTCATAGTTTACAGTGATATTCACTTTCATTCATATAACCAATTCAATGAAGGTGATAGAAGAGTAAAGGATGCAATCAAAGCCCAGAAGCTAATAAAACTATCTGCTCAAAAATACCATGTACCAACTCTATTCTTAGGTGATTTATTTCAAAATGAAAAAGCCCTTACGAACAAATTATTATCATATACATTACCCCACTTCAAAAAGATTTGGGGTAATAAAGGTGAAAAGACTTATGCAATAACTGGTAACCACGACCAGAGTGAACAAAACACTTTAGACCATGAATCACCATCGTATGTAAAAACCCTATCTCAGGTATTCCCGGGATTAATATGTATGGACTTCAAATCACTAGAGGCTACTCCCGGAATTTACTTACATGGCATTCCCTATCTAACACATGATATTGGTTTATTAAAGGCTATCCAGGATATAAAATTGATAAAAGGTAAAAAGAATATCCTAATGCTTCACACCACTATACCTGGTACAGAGGATACAGATGGTAGGGTAATAGAAACTGACACAATCAGTTCTAAGGTCCTAAAAATACTAAAGGACTTCGACCTAGTTATCACTGGGCATATACATAAGCCTATGCTTATCTCCGACAACATACTACAAGTTGGAGCTACCAACCAACAAAGAAAGACAGATAAAAATTGTGATTTAGGTTATTGGATAGTTTACAGTGACCTAAGCCTTAAATTCATACCCTTGGATTTACCCAAATTTATTGAATTAGATTATGGTGTAGAAAAACCGGATGGTAAAAACTTCTATTACAATAAAGAAAAAGTTAGTAAGGAAATTAAGTTTCAAACAGAACCCAGTAAATTTAGTAACCTTAGTGATAGAACTAGTTTAGCAGAGAATTACCTTGAACAAAAGGGTGAGAAAATTAAGAAGTCTAAGAAGGAAGCATTGATTAAAGCACTTAAAGATACAGAGTAATGATAAATCACGAATCAGTTATTATAGAAGGTTTCGGTAGCATCATAAACCAAACCGAATTTAAGTTAAATCGCAAAGGTTTAAATGTCATTAGGGGAAAAACGGGAGCAGGTAAAACCACTATACCATCATCATTAACCTGGTGCTGGTTTGGTACAACTCTAAAAGGTAAGGCAACTGTACAAACATGGGAAGAGATAAGACCTAAGGATTTCAAGGGGACTATGGTTAGGTCAAGTTTTAACAAGGATGGAGTTAATTATGAGATTATACGTTGTATATCATATAAGAAAACTGTCTTTGGTAAAACTAAAGGAGGCTCAAACCTATTTATCCTGAAAGAAGGTATTCCTATAGAAAGCGAAAGGAATAAAACTGATAAGCAGAAATTCATAGAGAACCTATTAGGTTACTCATTTGATTTATTCACAAACAGTATTATATTTGGGCAAAAGCTTAAAAGGATAATTGAGGAATCAGGCCCAAATAAAAAGAAAATATTTGATGAAGCCTTCGAAGTATTATTCATCGATGAGGCTAAAAAGAAAACAGAAAAAGAAAGAGATAAGGTCAATGGTTCTTTAAAAGATATAGAGAGCGAATATGACCATATCTCTAAACTTGTTGAAGATGCAATTGAGAATTATGAGGATGCCTTAGATTTCGAAAAGAAATTTGAAAAGAACCGAGAAAAGAATCTAGGTAAATTATCAGAAAACAAATCTAATATCACTAAGAAACTTGATAAACTCAAGGTTGAGATATCAAAACAAAAAATCGATGAAGCTAAGGGGTTAAAGGATAAACTCTCTGAGATAGAAAGAAAAATAGAAAAATCCGAGAAGTCAAATCAAAGGTTAATAAAGTTAGAAAGGGATATTAATTACCTAGTTAAATCGATAGCTGATAAGGAGAAAGAACTTAAAAATATAAAGAATGGTGAATGCCCTTTATGTAAGTCAGAGATAACATCAAAGAAAACCTCACATCTAAGAGATGATATAAAAACAGTTATCAAGGATTTAAAAGTTGACTTAGTTAACCTTCGTAATAAAAGAGAAAACACCTTTGAAATAGATATGAAGCATCTCAATAAGGATATGGGTAAATTACAGGAAAAACTAGGTAAGATTAAGGAAAAAGAAAAAAACCTGAAAAACCTTAAAATTAGTGAAAGTAATTATATTGATGAACTCAACTCAATTAAAGCTGATATAAAGGAATTGAATAATGAGAAGCTAGTCATAAAATCTCCTAAATATAAGGAGAAAATAAGTAAATACAAAAAGAAAAGCAAGAAACTTGCCAAGGAAATGAAATTACTAACCAAAAAGAATGATATATATAATTGGTTAATAAAAGACCCATTATCTAACAATGGTTTAAAAGCCTACATCTTTGACTCTCTATTGAGTAAAGTTAATGAGAAACTTTGGGATTTACAAAAACACTTAGGATTTAGAGTTGAATTTGGAATAGACCTTGAATCAAGCAGGAAGGATTTTTACCAAGCTATATACAAAGATGATATGATTATATTGTACACAGATTTATCTGGGGGACAAAAACAATTAGTAGATTTCTCAGTTGCTTTAGCAATACATAAGGTTATCAGCTCTATAAGGCCAATGAACATTATATTTTTCGATGAACCTTTCGAGGGGTTAGATGTTGACTGTGTTGATATTATCTCAGAACTTATATCGGAAGAAGCTAGCGATAAATGTTTGTATATGATAACCCACCATCCAAACTTCAATCCTATTACATCAAACAACATCCATTTTGAGTTAGATAAAAATGGCGCTACAAAAATTAACTAAGTACTAGTCTGGCCCTAAAGTCTAGTACTATTTAAAATAAACACGAGATATGAGTAACGGTAAAAGAAAAGGTAACAAAGCTGAAAGGGAACTGGCTAAATGGTGGAAAACATGGTCAGGCTTTGAATTTACTCGGGTACCAGCTTCTGGGGGATTAAGGTGGAAAACTATGGTTAACACAACCACCTCAGATTTAATATGTGCTGATGACCGACACAATAGAAGGTTTCAATTCTCAATTGAATCTAAATCCTATAAGGATATAAACTTCGAACATCTTATATTGGGTAACAAGAACTCAGCAATAAGGAATTTCTGGGACCAATGTAATACAGATGCAGAAAGAAGTAATAAGGTACCCATACTCTTTATGAGGTACAATGGTATGTCTAAAAATACCTGGTTTGTAGTAATGCCTAGTTACGTATATAACCTATTCTTTCCTACACTAGTTAAATTTGATCACAATAGGTTTGTAGTAAGTGGACCTGATAACATTGTCATCATGAACTCAAATGATTTACTAAAAACAGATTATATGAAACTTCACTTAACCCTTAAAAAATTAAGAAAGAATGACAAAGCAGAATAAGTTACCCAAAAAAGTATGGTGCATAGCTTACATTAATCGTGACAAATTAGAATTGGTAGAAACAGAGTTAAGAAGGTATGGTTATAAAGTTGAGGCTTATATCCCAACAGTTAAAATCCTTAAGAAGAAATTTAAGAACAAGGACGTATTTGAGGAAACCCCTTTATTATTTAATTATGGATTCTTTAGGTTAAAGTATAATGATGCATGTAACCCAGATTTCTTAATGGAACTAAGGAGCCGGATTACGTGCATTTATGCTTGGGTAAAGGACCCAATATCCAATCTATCTAAATTAGGTAAACTAAGGATGGATAACCATAACTTTATAAAAGCTATGCCAGCCTCTGCCATTTGCACAGACCAAGAAGTTGCCAACTTGGTTAAGGAAGCAGAAAAATCTAGTGTATTTTCAGCTGATGAAATTAATAGACTAAGTAAGGGGGATTATATTACACTTAAGGGTTACCCATTTGATGATATGCCAGCAAAAATCATAAGTATCAATAAGAGTAATAAAACTGTAAGAGTAAAACTTTTAACAGAAGGTATATTTGATAAGGTTACACTAGCTTTCGAGAATGTATTCTACACAGTTTACCAGGGTTATGATGATAGCCTAACTAAGGGTGATAACTATGATGAAATGATTGCCAATAAACACAAAACCAATAAGGTTGATAAAATGATATTCGAAAACTATGGCGAGTAAAAACAAATTAGCTTGGGGGATACTTAGCGATGATGAGAAAGGGGCTTTAGTACTAAGTATACAACATGGTAAATCAACATGGCAAGCCGGAGAGATAATGAATAAAGCTCATTACAAATATTTGGAGATACAAGCTAGAGCAAATCATTTTTTTAAAATGTTTACTCTATATTTTGAATCAACTGGTAACATAAAGATACCTATGGATATAGCTCTAAATAGGGATTTTAGGGAATTTATATTACTAACGGTATTTGAAAGGAGAACCTTAAAAGAAGCTATAAAAACATTAGGAATTAAATCAGCATTTATTGTACCTCAAGCAAGGACAAGGATTATAGGGGAGAGTCTAAAGCAATTATGCGAAGATGATAACCCAATAGCTCAGAGCCTATATGATTTAATAATGGATTTCGATAGATGGAACAATTCAAGGATATTACCTATTGATTACCAAGAACCCTCTGCCTTCAAACGTAGGAATAAAACACGATTACTAAAACATTTAAAGAACCTATCAGAACTAGACCCTTATCATATAAAGAGGTTTACAGACAGGTTTAGAGCAAAGAACACAGATAGGAAACCCTACTACATTGCCTTACTGTCCAGTTCATTTGAGGGAGGCTATGAAGTACTTCCCGTAAAAAGGAAAACTGATATAATCGAATACACATCAAAGAAGCTTAGGTTATACCTATTCAAGGAAAAGGTGGATGCAGATGAATTCGGTTTCTTAGTTAGTAGGTATCTTAGGGATGGTAATAAGGATTGTAAATCAGGACAAAGGTTTTGGCCATTATATCGTAAGTCTATTAATTGTGCGGTTAATTACTTAGAGGTTAATAACATCATTACAAGGAGAAAACATTTAGAGAAAGCATTTAGAGACACAGACCATCTGGTTATCAGGAAACTTAGTAAGAAAGCTAATGATGTATCAGATGCTCAGGTAAGAGTAAACCCGGATAAATTCTGGGATATCTAAGTGTTCTATTAATTTGTATATTTGTCCTTTAATTATTAAAATATAAAAATTATGATAAATAGAGCATCAACAGCAGATATTGCTAATTTAGCATTAGCTAAATCAAACCTAACCTATAAGGATTTAAAAAAAGAATGTATCCAACGAGGTATGCCTTTCATAGATGTATTATCGGGGGATTTCCCTAGGTTAACACATTGGTTACTTAATAACCTACACAAAACTTTTAACAGTGATTTACTGGATGAATTTGATGATTTTCAGGAGAAAATTCTTAAAGAAAATGGTAAGACAGAGCTTATTCATAATTCCTTAAGATTAGGTTATCTCGGGGAAAGAGATGATGCCGAACCAGTTGTCAAAAAAGATAAAGTTATCAAAGAAAAAAAAGCACCACGGGAAAAAACTGAGGGGGGTTTATTTAAGGGTACCAAAAAGGCTTACACTTTCGATTTACAAATTAAAGGTAAAAAATTAGAGGAAGTACTTATCAAGGTTAAACGTAAATTCCCAGATGCGGTAGATAAATCAATTAAAATATGGTTTAACAAATCCCGTAAACTAAATGCAACACATAAATAGGAGGCCAGTACAACCTAATAAATGGTACATAGTCGATACTAACAGAATATCTAAGCTTAACAAAGTTCCTAGACTATTCAAGAATAAGTTTGACAATAGTTACCAAGCTAAAACCTGTATACGAAAATACCTAGGTGATAGTATTAGGTTCGATTATATTAAAGGGAGTCAAGCTATCGAATTAGGGATGACTGTTATGAATAGAGATCCCCAAGTTTGGGGTAAACCGGGTTTCTTTGGAAGGAAATATGACTATGAAGAAGAGGACACCACCTGGAGAAATAGGAAAACCTATCGAACTCGTTTCAGAAGGCACAACAGAAAAAAGAATGGGTTTTATTATAAACGTAAGGCATGAGAAAAAAACCATCAAATAATTACTCGAAGAGTGATTTCGTTCAAGGGTTATTTAAAGGTGATCTAGAAAGATTCCTTAAAAGGGTGTATAAGAAAAGTGGGAATGAATTAAACTTTTCTACAACTTTACCCAAATGGGCCAAGGAGGACCAAGAGTTAGTTAATTTTATAAGGAGGAGGAATTTTCCGGGATTAATGAATAACCTATGCAATATACATTTGGTTATGATGAAATATTATAAATCCGAATTAACCCTGGAATCCTTTAAATTAACAGAAAGATTAGAGGATGTACTATCTGATGAAATATGGAAATATGTTTCAGAGAAAAAGAGATATGATACCCTTATATTAGGTAAGGCTGAGATTAAGGTACCTAAGAAGGAAGCCTTAAGAGAATTAAAGAAAAGGGGTTTTGTTAAGGTTATAGACTTCGAAAACTATGATCCAACTATGGGTCATATAATTACTGGGGGTAAACTCAAGAATATTAAATTATACTACCCCATGAATTTTAAAGTGGGAAGGTATATAACCAAAGACCCAGATGATATTTCTAAACCAAGTGTTATATTAGCCCAGGAATTTATAGGGTTAAAGGCATTCACTAGAATAATAACTCCGAAAGATAGATAAATACTATACTAAATAAACAATCATATATTATGAGCGAAATTAAATTAGAGGTACGAAGATACCGGGTCCCAATAGGTAGGACAACAAAACCTAATGAGGAAGGTGAAATGGTTAAGCTGGTATCATACCAGGAAGTTGACTTAAAGGATTACTACAAAGATTCCGAGGAAATTACCATTGAGGGAATAGAATCACTCAACGATGAGGGAATTAAGGTTAATGCATATAATTCTAGACAGTTAAGTTTTGCTCAGAAAGATGATACTATTGTAAGTATATATAAAAAGGTTATCTGCAAACCTAAAACAGCAGAGTCTAAACATTAATTAATATTAAACAATTTTTAAAGATGGCAAAAGAAGCAAAAAAATCCCAATTCGAAATCTCTGACTTAGAGGGGAAAAAGTTGAAAACTGTAAATGAGCTAGGAAATGGCTTCGCTCGTTTAACATTCGAAGGAGGCTCAGCAATCGTTGCACAAGTAGTACCAATAGCAATGACCGTTAAAGGTTCTGCTGAAGAGGATGATGAAGATGAGGATGAAGTATCTGTAGAGGATATGAAAGTCGCTCTTCTTGAATCTGGTATGACCAAAAAGGCTTTAAACAAATTATCTGATGAGGCTCTTCAAGAAGCATTCGAAGCTTTAACCGAGGATGAAGACGAAGAGGAAGAGGATGATGAAGACGAAGAGGAAGAGGATGATGAAGAGGAAGAAGAGGAAGAAGAGGATGATGACGAAGATGATGAGGATGATGACGAAGATGATGAGGATGATGACGAAGATGAAGAAGATGAGGATGATGACGAAGATGATGAGGATGATGAGGATGAAGAGGAAGATGATGAGGATGATGAGGATGAAGAGGAAGAGGATGATGAGGATGAATCTGCGGGCATTACCAAATCTGAATTAGAGGAAGCTGACTTCGACGACTTGGAGGATATGATTGATGACAACGAATATGACATCGACATTGAAGAGTACGATGCTGATAACAAAAAATCAGTTGAGAAATTAAGAAAAGCAGTTGCCAAAGCAGCTGGTATCAAATTGTAAACCTAACATTAATTATTTAAATACTTTCATTATGGCGACAGCTAAGAAAACAGTAAAAGCGGACACGGCTCCGGCAAAAGAGGAAACAACAAAGAAAAAAAGAGTTCCTAAAGAAAAGAGTACAGAGAATTACGCACATTTAAACCTAACGGTTGATGGGGATGTAACTACAAGAACTCGAGTTATGCATATAAGAGGGTTTGGGGTTCAAATCGAAACTACAGTATCTCACAAAGGTATCCCGGTATCAGTAGCAACAAACTTCGTTCAAGGGTTAAAACCAAAATCGAAAAAAGAGGCTAAGTTCTTGGTTATCGACAAAGGTCCAAAACCAAAGAAAGATAAAAAAGCTAAAAAAGCCTAAGCATAAGGCAACCTAATTATTATGAAAATCCCGCGGTTAAATCCCCGGGATTTTTTTGTGTTTTTATATTTTGTATATTTGTCCTATAAATAATTAATTAAAAAATATCTAATAATGGCAAAGATAACCAAAGTAAGAGTACCTAAAGATGTTCATGATTACCTATTAAAGATGGGTAAATTTAACCGAGGAAAAACCGCTACAGAAATATCGGATATTATACAAGATATTAGGCGAATAAAGCTAAGTATATTAGACCTAAGGTTAAAACTGAAAAATACAGGTCTAAACAATCTTGACAGGTATTTTAAAGAAGTAGAAGCATTAAGAGAATTAACAGAGGACAGGCGTCAAATAATTATTTTCGATTACCTAATACTAGAGCTTACCCAAATAGAACATAAATTTCCCAATATTGCTCTTAATAAAATTGTAGAACCTTTAGAATAATGAGAAACTATAAACACTATAAACTTTACCTAAGAAATCCTAAGGAAAGATGGCTAGATTATTCATTGAGTTCTTTACCTGTCCTATTGGATAAACTTAAAAAGGACGAGGCTTTTCTAAACAGGGCCTCCCTTTTTATGCCAATCAAGAACGAGGTATTTATACCTTATAATGGTTTATCAGTTACAAAGAAGTACTCAAACATTATAAGGTTAATTATAGAACACTTGGAGTGTAGGGGTATATGGATAAACCATATCACAGATAATCACGAGGTTATTAATACAGTCCAGGTTTATGGTTATCCGGAGGATTTAGAATTAGCCATGAATGTCCTTAATTATTATGTTAATGGGATTTTAATGGTAGAGGAATATCTTATGAAGGAATGTAGAAGAATAAAGCTTAACAGTAGACGTATAGGAAAGAAGCAGTTATATAATACCAGAACTAAAGTATCAAATAATATCAAGCTTTATATAGAAGAACTAGAGGAAGTATTAAATGACACTATTCCATTAGTCTCCCCAGATAGGAAACTAAAGATAACAATATTATTTAGGCACATATATGAAAGTAAAAGGATTGACTTTAAAGGTTATAAAAACTTAAAGGGCCCAACACTTAAATCAGCAACATGTAAACCTGGTTCAATTCACTTAAACAGATTAGTATGAATAGAGTAGAACAAAAAATAGAACAGTTAGATAAGCTTGTCCTGAGTTATGCAATGTTAAACGAAGAGTATAAGCAGAAGGGTAAAAGGAAAGGTACAATCTATTATGAGTCTATAAAATTGATTAAAAAGAAGGTTGATAGGTTAAAGAGAGAATTAAAACAATTATCTTACGACTCAATCACCAGCTGGACTATTTTCTATGAAGAGAATAATATTCAGTATAGAGTAAACTTCAAAATCAGTTCTACGTTAACTAGTGAGGAAGTAACAAGCTTATACCAATACAATTATCCCGAAAGATTAATACTCGGGCTGGAATATATCGAAATATTACTAATTGGCATTCCTAGAAGCTAATTCTGGGAAAGTTAGTACTATATTATTATCAATAATCTTTATTAATTAAATTTTTATCACAATGGCAAAAGAATCCTACAAGAACAAGGAAGCGGCAGTAAAAGCCCAAGAAGCTCAAAAAGAAGTAGTAGTAACAGCTAAGGCTGCATTAACATCTTACCTCAAGAAAAACAAACTTGAGAGAGATAAGGACTACTCAAAAGACAAAAAGCATGGTAAGGCGTTAAAAACGTTAAACCTTGAAATCGAGAAGGCTAATGAGAAATTAGTTGAAATCAATAAAATTACCGATTCATTCAAAGCTGAGAAAGCCGGTAAAGGTTCAAAAGACAAGGCAGCAGCAAAAGACTCTTCATCTAAAGGGGCTAAAACTACTCACACATATCCTGAAGGCTTAACTTCAGCTGAGAAGAAAAAATGGAGAGTAGCCGCAAGAAAAGGTGTTACAGACGCTAAAGAACTTTTGAAAGCTGCTAAGGCTGACAAGGTTGAAAAGGTTAAAAAAGAGAAGGCTCCTAAGGAAGAGGTTAAATCTGAAAAAGTTAAGGATACGAAAAAATCCAAAACTAAAGAAACCCCTAAGGAAGAGAAATCTTCTAAGAAAGACAAAAAAGCCAAAGCTAAGAAAGGTAAAAGCTCCAAAAACGACTAAGGCTCCTTTCGATTTTCTAACAACCACCAGAAGCCTCTTCCCTAAAAAGTAGAGGCTTTTTTTAATTAAGCAAACCATGAATGAGACCTGGTACACAACTGAAACTGATAATGGTTCAAAAGTAAGGATAAAAGAGTGGATAACACCTGGTACCGCTTGGACCCAAGGAACTAAGCATAGCATATTTTTCATAGAGCTTAGTAATAAAGACTTAGAGATACAAAAATCTTTACCTTTACCAAATTGGAGATGGGACTTTACTGGTAAGGGTCTAACCCTTGAAAAAGGAAAAATGGATTATGGTGTTACTAAAATGCATTTTGACAACCTTAATATAAAAACTCCCTGGATAAGGGATTAAAAAACTGAAAATGGAAATACAAAAAAATATAAGCATACAACTATTCGATGAGGAAGGTAGAATACTTTCTGAACGATTAGTAAAGCAGGACCCTGAATTTGCAGTAGGTCCTAAAGATAAACATGAAGGTCCTTTGAGATTACAGTTTACCTTACTAGAATCGGGTGATGTAGACAAAGCTATTACCTACCTTCAAAAGCTTAGTGGGGCATTACCATTAACATCACCTAACAAACCCAAAGGAAGAGTACCTGGTGCTAAGATAACTGCTGAAGATGTTAATAGGTATGAAGTCTTATTAAATGAGGCAATCACACTATATGGGGATAACCAAGATAAACTAATCACCTTCTTAAGGGAAATGGGTTATCTATTCGTAACTGGTGAGTTCCTTAAATTGGTTATACCAGAAACCTATGAAATCAGGGAACGTTATCTTAAGGATTACCAATTCTTAGTTAAACGTATCAAAGAGGCTAAAGACCCAAGGAATGATAAGTTTGACCCAGTACTAATATTTGGTATCAAAATCATTGAAGAGAGAAGTCCTAGAATCCTTACTATTATGAACGGTGAAGTAAGTAAAAGGGTAGTTGACTTACCTACTGAAAAAGCTATGACAGTTAAATCAACCAACTTGTTAAAGTACCCAGCTTATATGACAGAAGAGGAAAGATACAAATTCGGTATAGAGCACAGAACCTTATTTAAAGACCCAACTAAGAAACCTACTAAGTTTTACCTACGATGGTATAAAGATGTTAAAGTAGGTGATGAGCTTAAGTTTAATGTTAAGGCAAGGTTAACTGAGTAAAACAAGTGTTTTAATAATTTGTATATTTGAATAATGAAAAATTTATATAATCATAAAACACTTAACCCTATGGGAAATCCTAAAATCGAACCTAAAATAGTAAAACTGGAAACTGTATCAAAAACCCTAAATGGTTGCATGGTGACAATGGGTATAATACTTTGTATAGGTTGCTTAGCAATCCTATTATCTATACTCTTTTCAAACTAATGGCACTAAAAAGAGTATGGTTAATATTAAAGGTGGAAGGAACTGATAAGCTCCTTATCCTTAAAAGAAGTAAGAGCTCCAATAACCCCAAACAATGGGATTTTATAGGAGGCTCATCCCAAGGTAAAATTAAACCGAGAAAACTTATCAGGAAAGAATCCCTTGAAGAAATCGGTTTTATCCCTAGGATGAGCCTCCTATCAACTTTCTATAAAAAGGGAAGTGTCTATCACTATTATATTGGGGTAATCAAGAAAACAGAGTTAATTAATATCCAATTGAATTATGAACATAGTAAATTTGATACGCTAGAATTACATAAGCTACGTAAAAAAAGGAAACTCCATCACTCTGTTAAGTTTTATTTGTCAAATGTAAATAACTAATCCTATGGATGAATATGTAGTGTACAACCACTCAAGTGGTAAATTCATTAGCACAAAGCCTAAAGTAGAAGGTAATCATACCTTTACTAAAAACTTAGAATCAGCTAAAAAGTTTGGAGGACATAAGGCCGCTATGGAATATATAAGAGCTGAAGGCCTAAGTGAAAGATGTTTAACATTTAGCCATGACTTCGCTAACTCAGTATCCTTCAGAAGATTAAACGAACCAATCATTAACAAAAGAAAATATTATAATGGGTAAAAGAAACCAGAAAGCAATAGATAACTTAAAAGATAGTTACCTCAGTAAGGAAGAAAAGGCTCATCCTAAAACCAAAAGTGAAAGATTGAAACTAGGTTACAGCAGGGCCGAATGGAGAAAGGTAGAGAAGGCCCATAAGTTAATGGATGCTAAATTAGAGCAGTTAGTAACGGGGTTCATATTAGGCTTAAAAACACCGGAAGACCCGGAGATACCCAAGTCACAACATATTGATAATATGGTGGAAAAGTATGATAAGCTCTGGAGGTACTTTATAAAGGAACACATCCTAAATATTTATCCAAAAGCTGACCAACCTCCCGTTAGGAATAGGTTATTAACTATCTTCTCAAGTTACTCAGAAGAAATGAAAAAACAGGCTAGGGAGAAGGCCTTAGCCAAGATTAAAAATGAAGGTTTAAACGAGGTATAACTCGTGTTATTAAATTTATTATATTTGTACTTTAATTAAAAAATAATATTATATGATTGGGGATTTAAACCTAGATGAGTTCACAAATGAACAAAACCTTATTATCAGGCAACTTTGTCAAATACAATTAGAATCCTTAAAACGTATACAGGATAACAATGATTTATCTGGCGAAGATATCACGATGCTATTGATACAAGAGAATGTATCAAAGGAGGTATTCCTCGAAAATATATTAGACAAGGTCGAAAGGTATGAGGATTTACATGATGATCCCGAAAATTTAAAAGTCCTTGGTACAGATGATTTATCCATGTTTAGGCACTTATTGACAAACGTGGAAAATATCTATAACGAGGATTATCCTAAGGCGGTATCTAATTTATGGAATAGGTTATTCCTTATTGAGCACACACAGAATCTAGTAAACTATGGTTTACTATTAAATAATTAGATTAGGTAGATCTTTTTGACGGGTGGCCTCACACGAGGCATTTTTTAATAAAACATTAAACCTAAATAAAAATGAAAAACTTGACATTGACATTAGCACTATTACTAAGTATTACAGCTTTCAGCCAGGAAGCTAAGAGGGTAGGTATCGGAACTAAAGAACCCCAGGCAACTCTCCATATCGCTGGAGACCTTATAATTGAGGAAGCAGAAGTTGGGACGGTAACAGATACAATCCTGGTTATTAGAGCAGGTAAAGTTTATAAGGTCCCCTCATCTTATTATCAATACACACCTCCGACAAATTGCCCTATTTTGGTAACTGGACAAGGTCAAAGCAATGGTTACTATTTAAAATTTCAATCAAACGTTCCAATCGTAAACCCAAACGCTACACTCGTAATTCAGGGCAAAACTTTTCAGCCAGCGGGAACATGGGTAAGTGGCAATACTTACTTCTACTCTTACACAAACACGAGTGGTTCTGCTTTAAATATTAATCAACCTTTTACTGTGAACTTTACGGGGCAAATTTGTCAATATTAACGTTTTGCATCTTGTGATCAGGTGCGGACGATTAAACACAGACCATACAAAAATAGGCTAAACTTTAAATTAAAAACTAAAATGAATAAACAAACCAAAAACCCGCACTTGCCACAAAATGCTGTTAATGGCAGTACTTTAATATCAGAATGCGATTTGTCAATTAGAACTAAAAAACTTTTTGAAAACGCTAAAATGGAAACTATTGACGATATTTTAAAAACACCATTAACCACATTGATGAGATTTAGGGGTTTTGGTAAAAGAAGTCTTTCTGAATTAAGACAATTTTTAATTAATAACAACCTTTCTTTTAACAGCCATTCACAGTAAACTTCACTGGTCAGCAATGTAATTACTAACCAGTTGGGCCATTCGCTTAATAGGCTAAAGCAGAAGAGACTAATCTTCAGACATAGGTTCGACTCCTATATGGTCCACTACATTGATTGTCTCATAATCTTTCAATGGATTTTAATAATTAACTAGGGATTACCCTGGACTTACTTAGGTAGGTTCGGGGTTTTTCTTGTGTTTTATTTTTATGTATATTTGATTATTAATAATTAAAATAAGACCCATTATGCAAAAAACCCAATTATTACCCGTCTACAGCATTATGACCAACATGGTAAATGTTCAAATCAACCAAAACAACAAAAACCAAGTTTTAGTTACATTAGCAACAGGTAAAATCCTTTCTATTGAATGTGACACACAAACTCAAGCTACCCTAATACATACCACCCTACATTATTACCCAGCTTGGAAGCAGTTGCACAATAATTCCCGAGAATTTAACTTTTCATTCACTATAACAATTAACTAACATGCTAGTAAGAGAACTTATCAAGGAACTAAAACAATACGACCAGGACTTACCGGTACACTTCTCATACCCTTATGGTGATCACTGGAACACTACAGTAGTCCCTGAGATAAACGATATAAGTGAGGACCAAGTAAAATATTCATCTTATTATAATAACACTGTCTTACCTAGAGATAATGAAGACGATAAAGATGATTCATTTATTGATGTACTAATCTTAAGTTAAAAGGGTATGAGCAGAAATAAAAAGAAAACAAGTAACGTATTATTCTTACCAACTGTAAAAAGTATACTAGATTACTTTAAAAACAGCATGGGGATAGAGGGGTTACCAGATTTAGATGAAGCCATTAAAGTATTAAAACCCTTAAACGTTAAGTTCTCCCGATATACGTACCTGGAGGCTCTTAAACAATGGGAGGAAATTAATAACACCGATGAATAATAAAGGTATAAAGATAAGTAAAGAAAATAAGGCTCTTATAAATCGTATGTATTTTGGACCTTATGAATTAGAGTGGCGGGGTAAGGATGGATTAATAGATAACCGAGATGAAACAATAGCTAAAAGGTTAGAGTTATCAACTCAATCAGTTTCAAATTATATAAGCCTTATATGTGAGAGGCACTTTGATAAGGTGACTAGATTAAGGAATAAGGAACGAGGTGAATAACAGTGTTTTAATAATTTGTATATTTGAATAATGAAAAATAAATAATACCTTATGAGAAATTACCTAAAACAAAACCTAACACCCATTCTAATTGGGTTTGTACTAGCATGGTTTATAATTTATATAACCAATGCAATCTTGGACACTATTATAAAAATCACATTAATAGAAAACTAAGTTATGACAAGGATTAACGCAGGCATGCCAGTTAGATGGTTATCAAATGAACACTTAATTGCTGAGCACAGGGAAATTAAACGTATCCCAAACGCTGTAAAAAATCGTAAGGTAAATTGGAACATACCTATACCTGACAAATTCACATTAGGTAAAGGTCACGTTAGGTTCTTTTATGATAAAATCAAATACCTTGAAAGGCGTTACAAAAAGATATATGCTGAATGTAAAAAAAGAGGTATAAATGTCCAATACTATGGCGAGGCATTTAATTTATATCAACCTGATTCCTTTTTTAAGGAAAAATATGGGTGTGATTGTAAAAATGACAGTTATGAGCTTATACAAAAAACTTATAAAGATTGGACACCAACACAGGAAGCATTTGAACTTATTAAACAACGAATAAAAGATAACAATGAAAAATCAGCAGCCAAACGTAATAAACTTTAAAATAGGTAGGCAAAAGATAATAATGAAGGCGGGTGATTACCTTTATGATAATGGTGGATGTACTATGCTAAGCTCGGGTGACGGTAGGAACATGTCACATTATCGGACTTCTACTATGCAAAGTTCAAGGTCTACCCAACAACTTAATTATGTTGTACTAACAAAAAGGTTCCTTAAGAAACTAAAATCAAACAACATCATAATAGATTGGAGTGAGGTAGATAGAACAGAATGCGGTAGGGTTAATTATAAAGCCATTATCACTCAGGAATGGATTGATAAAAATAAAGCTCTAATAGAATTATCCTAGTGTTCCCAAATTTAATAAATTTGTCTTATAAATAATTAAATAATGCTATTATGAACACTTTTGAAACTCATCCCGATTTTGTTACTTCATTCACACCTTTACAAATGTTTGAAAAAGGTATATTTGGTAATGCCTATTTCCAAATCAACACAAAATTACCAACTGAATTTTTAGAGGGTTTACAAAAATTAGGTTATAAACATCTAAGGGTACCAAACATCCAAGCTAATTACTATGCTATAGATTGTGGCTCACCTTTATCATGGTGGCTTGAAAAAGGTTTAATTCACGAGGATGACCCAAATGGTTGGGTTGAATGGTATATTAAATTTTATTATGGCCGTAGGCATCCAGATGATAATCGTCAGATTGGTAGGTATAAAGCCTTTATAGCAAGGCATACCGGTATTCTTCAAAAACACCCAAATTCCCAAAAAACCAAGCAAAATTTATTACAATGGGCCTGGGATTATTCTAAGCCCCTATATTTTTAATAGGGGTTATTCTAGTGTTCTATTTTTTATTAAATTTGTCTTATAATTATTAAAATCAAATATTATGATAAAATCAATCCAGCGCTACCTAAAACAACGGAAGCAAAAAAGAGAGCTAAAAAAATTAATAACCCAAAACCGTGAGCAACGTATTAGGCTTAACCTCCTATACAAAAATGCTAATCATGGTTTTACAGAAAAAATCTAACATGGCAAAAAAGCATCACCAATTATTATGGGATATAGAGGGATCCTCTAACATAGCCCAAATTAGCTGGGAATCTAAAAGAGAGCAGCTAATAGTTCTATTCCATAACGGTAGCCAATACCTTTATGACGGAGTACCAAAAAAATTAGCAGAAGAAGTAGCAACTGCAGAATCAGTAGGTAAAGCCTTCAACCAACTGATAAAACCTAGATATGAAGGTGTAAAAATTTAAGCTATGGAAAATACAGACATCAAAAAAATCCACGACAGGATAAATAAACTTATCCGATTGGAGGAAGGAGCCAAGGAAATTGGTTCAATGGAGGAAGCAGCAAATGCAGCAGCTCAAATCCAAAAGCTCTTAATGAAATACAACATCGACAGGAACCAAATTGAGCCTGAGAAACAAAGGGAAAATATCATTTCCAAGGATGTTGAAATTGGTAAAGAACATGGCTACAAAAAGACTGAGTCTGATTGGATGTTAGTCCTAGCAAATCACGTATGTGTAAGTAATATGTGTAAATTGGTAGTTACCAATAAGAACACTATGGCTGCAGCGGGTGTAATTCGATTAACCATATTCGGAGAAAAGAATACCATTGAACAAGTTGAGTACTTAGTTTTACAACTGGTTATCAGGATTAAGAAGATGAGATTAGAAGCATACAAACAACATGCTAAAAATGGGGGCAATGACAAAAAGAATGCCTACTTCAGAAGTTACTCCCGGGCATGTACAACTGAGATAGCTATTAAGTTCCAAGATATGGGTGAAGAGGTAGTCAAATCCTATAAAGGGGGCTCTCAATTAATGGTTGTAAATAACCAACTATTAGCCGAGGCAGTAGCTAATAAATTCGGACACACAAGGTCAGTAAATAGGACTACTAAATTAGGAAGTCATGCCGGAGCTTTAGATGGTAGGAGAGATGGCTCCAATATGAATATTCACAAGGGTATTAATTAAACACTGTATTATGAAAAAGTTTGAAAACGTACTGATAATCTTTGCTGTAAGTACAATATTAACTCTAGCAGCTGTCCTATCTATTAATGAGGAAAGGGATAAAAAGGTAAGAGCTATCAAAGTGGATACCATTATGATACCCGATGCGGTTAAATCATCTAGGGGTTATGACTATGAAAAAAAGGATTACATCTGGTACACAGATGAAGAGATCAGAACAATGAGAAGAGAGAATCCACGCCAAATAATCAGAGCACCCGGTAGGTATGTTCCCTCAGACCAAGAATTATTTGAGGAAAGGATGGAACAGTATATCGAGGATAATCACGATGAGATAATAGAAAGGTATAAAGATTAACACAGAACCTCATAGTAATATAGAGTTATCCTAGTGTTATATTATTTATTAAATTTGTCCTATAATTAAAAATGAAAAAATTATGATTAAACACATCACACTAAACGAAAAGGCAGTCCAGTCTCTATCTGAGTTCCGAGAATCAGTTGAACACTTAGAAGAACTTGGCTCAACTGTAGTAACATTCAGAGATGAGACATTAGGAAAAGCATTTATGAAAATCCTCCATTATGCAGACATCACATTAAAAGGTGATTTTAACCCTACTGAAATTAGGTTATTTGACTTATCAGACCATATTGAAGATTGTAGATGGCTTCACAATCTACTTAAGGAAAAGGAATTTATATCCGAAACTGAGGTACCTTTTATGAACCACGTAATTAAAAGGAGGGAATCTGAGGGGATATCTTTAGCCCAGGCAGTAGTATATACTGTACATGATATCCCTTATGATGATGGTTTAGTAGATTTAATCCTAACTATCCTAGAACACATCAAAGCTGATAGAGCTAGGGTAGATAAACTCTTTCAATTCGATGATTACTATGAGGACGTAAGATTTATCTTACAGAACTTTGAAAGGATTGATTCTATTATGGAGATAACTCAACCAATAAAAAGGAAAGTTGGTATTAGAAGAACTGTCTAAAAGTCACAGAAAATCCCATTAATCAAGAACCCCTTTAATTAGGGGTTTTTTTTGTGTTCTCAAATTTATTAAATTTGTCCTATAAATAATTAATTAAAAACTCTATAAAATGGACACACACTTTTATCAAGCAGACCAAGGGGATGAGCATATCCACAATATGGTCGAAACCCACAAATCAGAGGAGGCTAAAACCGAAATGGATACTATATCATCACCCTTATATGATGATGTCACACATCCTGACGGTAGTGACTCAAATATACCTTATTGGGTAAGAAAAAAAATAGCTGAAATCGATGAATTAGCTAATGAGGTTATTAGTTTCTTCCAGGAGGAATATGACCACTCTGTACCTGAGACACATGAGTTAATGGACTCACTAATTGGTGTTCAATTTAATATAAGTGTTATCCAGGAAAACGAAGGTTGGATTTAATAAAAAAAAGCTTTATTACTGGGTAGCTCCAGTGTTCTAATATTTTGTATATTTGTCCTATAATTAATTAAAAATAAATTTAATCATTTTAAACTCAATCACTATGAAAGCTTCAACAAAAGTTTCCGACAAAGTAGCACCAACTACAAAACCAACAACCAAAAAGGTTGTAACTAAGTCAAATGACAAAACCGCTAAAACAGTTCCAACTGACAAGGTTAAAGTCAAAACTGGCACAGGCACAAAAGAGAAATCCACAACCCTTAAAAAATCAGAGGTGGACTCTAAAAACATCAAGGATACCGTTAAGCAGGCGGTAGTATCCCAAAGGGAAATCAAATACAAATACCCAGAGGATATCATCAACGACCCCGCCAAAAAGAAAACCTTTAGACAGGTGGCTCGTAACAAAATGAAAAACCTTGAAAATGATTTGGCCAAGGTTGCAAATCGCGATTCTAAGGAATGGAGAATTGCCAATAGAAAACTTAAAGCCTACAAAACTGAGGTACTTATGGTACCAGAAGCTTAGTAGTATGACTCTCATTATAAATCCCAACCTAAGTCAATAAAAACAGGTTGGGATTTATATACTGTTCTATTAATTTGTATATTTGTCCTATAATTAAAAATATTAATATGAGTACTCTAAAACCAACACCGCGTAAGGCCACACTCTATGACACACTAGTCATACTATCCATCGGCTTCATGATTAGATTTTTTAACCTAATCTGGATGGCACTTCTATTTATCCTATTCATGGTATTCCTAATACCCATGCTTATTAAGCCTAAACTGATTGTTAAATACCAGGATTTACTGGACAAAGGAGTACTATAATGGCTACATCAAAACTAAAACCAGAAAACATATCCAAGCTCCAAATGGAAGGCAATTGGGTAAAATCAGATGAGCAGGTTAAAAGGTTATCAGCCAACCAGGCCTTAATCTTAGCAAAACAACAGGAACGGGAAAAGATTGACTCAGGCGATTATGAGTTTGTCACAGTTCTAGGTACACATGCCTTCTCAAAACCTTACAGAACCCTACGTAAAAAACGAAAATAACATGAGCCTAGAAAACAACATCCTGATTGGAGAACCCGCCAAAGACCTAATCAGGTCACTTAGAAAAAGACGCAACCAAAAATTTACTGAGATTAAAGGTACTAAAGGCTATTACAGAGTAACTCCTAGAAACTGGACTGCCTTCAGGGTAAATGAGAATGGGCACTTAAGGATTTATGAGTCTATACAACACGAAGGTGATTGTAGAACTAGATTGAAATTATCAAAACTGTAATCCGGTTAATCGTTAATTCTTAAACTAGAAACTATGGAAAAGTCACCCACTGGTATTAATAAATCAGATATGGTTTATGGGAGCATATCCCGTAAAACCCTTAAAGCAATCAAGAAAGGAAAGCTTAAAAAAACAGATGCAAAACTATGTGGTTATCACCGGGATCACAAGGGTTATATCGTATGGGATAATAGGGGTAAGGTACTTAAGGAATATGAGTTCATGTATCCAGATGATTGCTATAGATGGTTAACAAGGAAATAAAACTGGTCAACTCAGTGTTCTATTAATTTGTATATTTGTCCTATAATTAATTAAAATATAAAAATTATGAGTACTCCAGCCCACACCCTAAAAGTAGGAAACCTAACACCAGTGGAATTAAAAGATTCAGAACTGGTAACTCTACACAAAACTATCTTCCTAAAGTTTATCAAGGCTAAGGTTACAAATTTAACCATAAGAAGAGCAATTGAAAAACTCTATGACCAAAACATTAACAAGGATAACATTAGGCTCTACTATAATCCCCGGATTAATATCTTCACAGCAGCCCTTGTAACGGGTAGACTTCAATCAATTATTAAACATAAAACCCATTAATCATGGCAACCGAAACCCAAGAAATTAAAACCATCGATAAAATGGTAGCCCTTATGCCTTTCCTTGAGGCCATTGGAGAAAACCCACTTGAATTCACTGTAGTAGAAGCTATACAGATACTAGCCGCTATAGAGGACAAAATCAAAATCATTAAATTAGTTCATCTTAAATACAAAAAACCCTAACCATGAAAACATCAAAAGACAGCCAAGGCCTTAGAGTAATTACTCTACTTTATTACATTCTTCAAGGAGAAAAGAAAATCGAAACCGAAACAACCATCCACGGTATCACTTATACCTTTGAGGACCAGGTTATAGAAATTAATAGGGATTCCCAATTATTGCTCACAGACCTGGTAGAGAAATACAAAACCTCTATAGCCCAAGATAGGCCACACTTAAAAACAAACATGGCTATGGACCTAGCTAAGATAGCTATACCCGAAAGAGTAACAATGCCCGACCCCGATTGGACTCTAATCGACCAAATCAGGAATTACCTGGATGACCTATGTGGTTGTATCGATTGCCGGCCAGAATGGTATCCAGTAGATATACAGGATAGAGTTGAGAAAACCTCTATCGAGATAGTTACAAGGGCTAATAAACTAATGGATATCCTTTTATTAGAGGCACAGCAAAGAAATGATTATGAGGGGGGAGTAGATAAGTTAATTGAAAGGGTAATAGTTTTCCTAGAGAAATCCCCTAATAAGATTACTGAGATAGATGGGATGGGTTTATTCAGTATACCTGGCTTTATAGAAACATTAGGTAGGGATGTTATTAGGCCTTTAAATATGAGGTCTGTGGTATTACTCTATATGATGGTAATGGAATGGACTATATCAAATGACGGAGGTCGCTTGGTTAAATTAGAGAGATATGATCCCCAAGGAATAAATAGATTTTTAGAGAAAAGGGACAAGTACTTCACATTGAAAGGCTACCCTGTTCGGATTATCGAGGATTATATAAGTAATGCTATATAGTAAATAGGTAAATAACAGTGTTCTTATTATTTGTATATTTGTCTTATAATTAAAAAATCAAATATTATGAACATCTTTGAACACCTCTTAAATTTACAAGGCATGGCTCTAAACGATAACGATATAGAACAAGCAGCCACCATCGAAAGAGAAATCGATCTATTAGCTGATAGCCCTGAAACATATAACCTTCCTTATGAGTTACAACCCAAACAGGATTACGGGGATTTTAGGGATTACGATTACGATACACGGGAATATGAAATAGACCCAGCTGGGGGCTTCGGATTAAATTCACATATATAACCAAGATTATGAAAAACTCAGACATCACATTAGGGCAAATCACTCAACCCACAAAGGGTAAAGCAATTGCATTAGTTACTGAAACACATTCTATCCTATTACCTATAAAAGAGACAGAAGCCTGGGAAATATATGATATTGACCAGGCTGAGGAATCGGATCCCACACCTATATTAAGTACCTATGATGCTCTTATGGTACTTCAATTTCTAAAAAAATAATCCTTAACAATTATATACACATGGCACAGAAAGTAAAAGACCTAGGACTAGGTAAAACAACAAAACCAAAAAATACCAAGGCACCAGAAACAAATTGGCCAGCCTCAAACACCAACACTCCTAGGGTAGAGTTCGAGGTAAAGGAAAATACCCCAACACCAAAAAGAGCCTACACTCGGAAGGCTAACAAACCGGCAGGGAATACTTTAACAGCAGATACGGTCCCTAACCAAAGGTTCTTCAACACACCGAAGAACCCTAAACGATTTGACAAAAAGAAAAAGTAACTAACCATAGGAGCCTACACAAGGCTCCTTTAATCTCTTTATTATGGATACAATTCAAGTAACCGCAGATGTTCAATTATCTTTTACATTACCAATTATGTTACCAAACCTTGCAATGTCTATGGATGTAAACCTAAACATATATCTATCCCTTGATGATGAAGGTAATCTAATGTTTCATACAGAGGTGGCAGATTATAATAAGGTTATACACTTTGGTTTACCCAAGTCTAATTCTGAGCTTGATACTATAGGGAAATTCTATGGGCAAATGGGTGTGGATTTAAACAATCAAATAGAACGGGAAGTTGATAGAGTATTTGGGAGTAAATTAACAGTAAACAATTTTACTCCAGCCTATGAACTAATGGTTACCTTTAAATCCTTAACATATTAATTATGAAATCACTTGTAACAGACATCAAAGCTTTATGCCTTTATCTATTAATCTTTAATGAGAACCAGGATGAGGAAACTGATGATATTGAGAAAATCGAAAAGGCCAGGAAAACCTTAATAGAAATGGGTTATCCTAGCGATAACGACCCAGAATTTAATTGGTATAATGAAGGGGTACCAGGTATCCCTAAAGTGAAGTTTGAGTTCCTTCCTAATGGGTTAATGAGGCAGGATGATTGGATAGAGAAGTTTTACATGCTTATTAGGGATAACCCTAATTATTTCCAGGTAAGTAAATTAGACAATCTAGTTTAATAATTCTAAACGCTAATCTATTATCTTCATATTAAGGGATACTAAATACTGTTATCATCCTAAAATTCAATGAGATGCATTAACCAGTATACCTTAATATGATTAATCCAAACCTAAAACCATTAATCCCTAGGAACCACAAGGCTTCCAGGTTTTTATATATAAAATAACCTTAAAAACCAACAAAATGGACGAAGCAATATTAGACATCAGGGAGATAATTACCGATCTCAATCCTACAACAAAAGAAGAGCTCCTAACCTTAATAGGACACATCTCTAGGATTAAAGCAGAGCTTAAGGATAAACTAACCAAAACCATAGAAGATGAAAACCTTAAAGCATAAACACTGTCCTATCCTAGGCTCTACCTATTTCCTAGAAGAAGACCCTAACCGAAAAGTCAAGGTCGCTACTGGAATAATTAAACATGGTATAGCTATGAACACAATTACATTAGCATCTACAAATGCACAAGCATCATTCAATGAACTAACAGGTAAACTAAACAACCACTTACCTAACAAAAAACTTAATCACAATGAAAGAGCCTATCCAGAACAACGAACAAAACCTTTCAAGGGACAATAACCCACTTAATTTCGAATTGGATGTACCTGAATATAACCTAAGCAAATCACTACAAGCACACCTTGATAGGATGGGAGAAGAAGCAATAAGAGGCCTACCACAAGGAGTAATGGTAATAGGCTCAGTAGGTATAGGTAAATCCAACTTCCTCCACAAGTTATGGTTAGAACCTGAGAAGCATAGAGTACTTAACCCAATACATTGGCCAGAATCAAGAGAATTAAGCCCAGATGAATTCAATGGGGAAGTCTTAGGTGACTTCAAACCCATGACATCAGCCCTTAAACCCCAAACAATAAGAAGGTACATTGGACATCTACCCGTATTTATATCCTCAACAGGACAAAAGGATTTAGCCTCAATCATCCTAAGCCTACAACAAAGGCCTTGCAACCATGAATACAGCGATGGCACAGGAACAGGATATTACGTCTGCAAACATTGTGGAGACATGTACTAAAAAAAAACAAAAACTATGATACTAACCGAATACGAAGAAAACATAATAGAAGACATTATCAGGGAAGAAACCAATAGGGATTACATTTATGATGAACAAACCTTAGGAGGCGAACTAGGATTATACTTCTTCAGCTACATCAACATCTTCTCAGAAATAGAATTAAGGCTAAACATATTAATAAAGCCAGAATATGCTTATTTCCTAGAAGAAGAACCTTGGACCACAGTTGGATCCTTCAAACGCTTCATAGGAAACCAAGACATCTAACCACCAACTAAAAACACAAACAATTAATATTAAATAATAATATATGAATACAATACAAAGGATACCTAGACCAATAGGAGCCACAGAATTAGGAAAGCTTTATAATAATACAAAGGACAATGACTACTACATTAAATTACATGAGAACATTATCCATCACTATATAAGGAATAATTTTAGTTACTGTGGGGAGTATATGAATATAGAACGGTTTAGTTTTATTTCAGGGATAAGTGATAGGGATATTAAAAAGGGATTAGTGAGTTATGGGGAAGTATTAAAGGGAATCAGTGATGATGTAACCAATTCTGGGATAATGAGGGCGAGCTTTGAGATGGCATTTATGGGGATTCTGGAGGACAGATCTATTGCTCAACAACAGTACAGTATTCTGGCAAAAGAGCAGAATGGCCAGTATGTCCCATTCCTTAGTGCAGAGGTCGGGAAGGCAATAAAACTGATGATGGATGGTACGGGAAACATCGTTAATTTTATGAAATCGATGGGCACTGGCTCCACTGCTTTTGTTCCCGAAAATGGTCCCACTGCTTCCGGTCCTCAAGGCGTTACTGTCGATGAGGTAGTGATGCTCATGAAGGCCCAAAACGTTACCCCACTTCTCCAGGACGCTACCCACCAGGAAAAGTTATTCCTAGAACATAACCTTAGCGATGCTCCTAATGTCGATGCTAGGACACAGACTGGGATTGATACCTCAAGAGAAGGCCTTAACATGAATAGGATCGCAGACCTACAAACCTTAAAGGAACCAGAGATGGAGATCCTAGAAGATAAGGTCACAAAGCATAGTAACCGAAGAGCAAAGCAATTAGGCCTAGACATGGAGGACATTTAGCCTCACTGCCTAAGACACATAAGGCCTCACCTAACAGTGGGGCTTTGTTGTGCCTAAGGCTGGCAACCATGGGCTTTATAAGGATAGGGTTAAGGTTATATGACCGTGGGAATAGAAAGCCTACCTAGGCACCCAAACCCCTTAAGGTTAACAGAAGGTCCTTATGGGAATTTCTGAGGTTTATTTTATTTGTATATTTGTCTTATTAATTATTAATATTCAAACTATGAGACACCTAACCATCAAAAAATTCAGAGACCTTTTAAAATCGAGGCTTTTAGATAATCCCAATTATCATATCTCAGACGATGATCCCACCTTAGCCGATTTCCCCGGAATATTCTGGGCAGAGGTTGGAATCCAGGAACGACAACGGGAAAACTTTGGGATTTACCTAGCATTTACCTATCACAAAAAACAAGAGAAATTCTTTGAACAACTCTTTACAGAATGGCCCACATTAATTCCAACCTTAAAGGATTACCTTATCCCATTATTCTCAGAGAACACAAATGACGATGCCTGCTCCTTCAGCATCTCATTTAATACCGATCACCTTAACACAGAGGAAGGAGCACTCTGGGAAATCACTATGACCGTAACCGATTTTTATTCTTAATAACCTATCATATGGACAACTTTAACATCACCCCAAAATTACCAGGGGGACAATTCATTCACCACCTTGATACTCCCAACCTAAGGTTAACCAAGGACGAAATCGAAGCCTTGGGACCTATAGACTTCTACGAAACTAAAATCCTACAAAGCATAGAAAAACATTATGATGACCTTGAGGATTTCATTAACATCCAACAAGCTCTAATGAGAGTCCAAGCCAGAGTCATGGAGAACATCAAACAATGCCTTCAACAATAAACCTTACAGGTATCCTAACCGATACCTTTTGGTTGTATCATTAAAGCCTGCATAGGCGCCCTAAGGATTTAACTAGTGTTTTAATTTTTATTATATTTGTCTAAGATTAATAATTAAAATTTATCATTATGAGACACCCACTTCCTAAACAAGAACGACAAAAAAACCGGAAACCTAAAAATATGACCAAGTCAGTAAGGCTTGATATTAAGAAATACCTTAACAGGGAACTCAGGTTAGTCCCAAAATCTAACCTATCACCAAACGTTAAAAGGTATATCATCGAAAAATACACTGAACTTAGATCACCATTTATTAAATCCTAATATTATGAACGCATCACTTACATTAGACATCAAGGTAGCCTTAATCCTTTTGGCCATTTATCAAAATGGCGAACTTGAATTCCCCTCAGACCATAGACACCAAAATCTCCTACTGCAACTAAGGGAAATAGGACCCTTCAATGACC